GCATAAAGACCCCCATCAAAAGGTAGAGTGTAATGGCTGGCTACAAGTGCTTCAATACTTGTTCCATCACCGCCCACATTAGTGTATCCTTCAGGTGCAATAAACAACCCTCTAAACTCTTTACCCAACAACACATGATCTTTTGGCTTAGGGACATTAACACAACATGTGTGTTTCTTCCTAAATGTAGGGGTTATACCAGAATGACCTGCTGGTAATCTACCATCAACCCCCAACCTCTTGTTATTTAACCAACCTGTATCTTTATCAAAACTCTTCAACGTGGTTCTTCTGTTCTGCAATGATAAATACTTAACAATATCTTTTGCAACAGGAGCATTTAGTTTCCCAAGGTTTGGACACAGCTCACCTCTCTGGTCCGTGTATTGTGCCGATGCTGGTAAATTCCTACCTTGTTTTCTTATTTTAGCAAGAAAAGCTTCACTAAATGGTTTCTTGATTTCTTTCTTATAACCGAAATCTTTACAAATAATCTTCCACATTGGCGTGGCATACATATCCCTTAAATATCTCTCAACACCAGCGGTAACTTTCTCTTCTGAAAGATTTTTCTTTGTCTTCTTATCAACTAAGATGTTACGATTTTTTATGATAGTAGGAACCCACCCAAACTCTTGCATCAAAAAATACTTCGTGTCTGTTTTATGACTAAGCCTTAACTTCTCTGTTAATTTTTTAACACCTTTATTACCCCTCTCAATCTTACAAATCTCTTCAAACATTTCTTGTTCTTCGGTAATACCAAATTTATTACAAAAAGATATTGCACTTGCCGATAAGAGGGATGGGTGTTTCATAATTCCAGATAAATCATCTTCTTCTATTTTGTTTTTTATATATTCTATTTGGTCTTTTTCAGTGGTTAATCCAATTAAAGATAAATAATCAATAACCCCCTTTTTTAGCTTACCTGTTGTTGTGAATGGGCGTTCATAATCAAAAGCTTTCCTCCAAGGATTTTTAGGGAAGTTTGGTTGTTGGCCTTTTGGTAACTCTCTCTCACCAAGGATAGGTTCAACTCTTTCAGCAATTTCTTTCATTTCTTTATCAATATAAACAACAAGATCTTCCGCTTTTTTTTGGTCGAAGAGTACCCCTGTCCTCTCTTGTTCACACATAAGATGATAAACCTTCTTAGCCATCTTTAATGGCATTTCCCAATCACCCTTCTTACTACCATTAGATAACGCTACATCAGCTTTCTCTTTACATAAGAGATGATAAGTTGCTTCATTATTCAAAACATCTTCACAACAACGATGAACATAGATCTGAAGAGGTTTTGTTGACCAGTCAACAACAGTTGGTTTTGCAATACCTGTTAGATAAGAATATGCTTCTAAAGAGTGTGGTCCTATTTTCTTGCTGCCGCCCCCAACTTTTGGTATAGATTTAGGACAACCTTTGGGAAGTTGTCTCTCAGGATTTAAATATCTACTCCACACCAATGTGTCTTCAACAATTAGTTGTTTGTTCTCACCTATAAAATCAGGTCCAATACCATAGTCAATGTTATTCATTTTCTTCATGGCTGGATAGTCAAATCCTATTCCATTATGTAGAATAATCTTAGTTGTTTTTTCGCTTTGTAATAATTTCACATAATCATTTAACTCAAAAAATGTTGCATTATACTTCTCTTCAAAAAGTTCTCTATAGTTTTTTCCACTAACCTCCTCTATAATAGACTCTAACTCCTCATAATTGCAAAATATAAAAAACCTCTTCTCATCCAATACTTTAAAACACCAACAGTGGAATTTAGTCATCTTATCTGAGAGACCGTCTGACTCGCTATCGGCAACGTATATCATTTCAACACCTGTAGCTTATGTGGGAGATTATTATTAATAATAAAATAATTTCTTGCCATAACAGCTTTTCTTTTACTACTGAAAGTACCAAGATTGTTGTTTATCTTATTAAAATTTATCATAGCGTAGTAGATATCTTTATCTTTACCTCGTACATACACTCCAGTGTAACCTGAGGTATTATCCTTCCTCTTTGTTTGATTTAATGGTTGCTCATTTCTCGGTATAAAAATACAATTTTCAGGACAATAATCCTCCTCATTATTTAATCTTTCAATAGAAAGTCCTTCTTCATATCCATTATTCAATGCCCAAGTTTCAAAAATCTCAAAATCACTTAGCCATTTATCACACATCTTAATACCTTTCCCGCCCCAGTATTCAAATCCGACTGTATTTTCATTATAACATCTTTTTTTGATCCCGTGATATAATTTATATATTTTAGTTTTTGATTTTTTGTGTGTGGAAGAACTTTGTGTTGCAATCTCTTTGTGGTAACAACCACAAGATTTAGAACTTCCATTAACTAAGTGTCCTAACGGAGTCTCCCTTACTGTACCACAATCACATCTACACAAGAATCTTCTTTGATTACATTTTTGTTTAACCTCCTTTATCACAACCCATCTATTAAATCTTTGTCTCTTTTTTACATTTATTTTCCTACTCAAAACAAAACCTCCTCTCCTAAATCACCTCGTAAACCCCATCCTCTTACACTCTTTACAATTCATCTCAGAACATTTAAAAGGAACAATATCGCCAGCTTTTAAATAAATCTTACCATCATCCATGAAATACCTATAACCACCTTTCCTACCTCTTCTCCTGTCAACCCTCTTTGGAATAAATATCTGTTCACTTTTAAAATAGCCTGGTCTGTTATTCAAAATAGAATGACCTTTACCTTTAACATAATACTTCTCACCAATAATAATATCTTTTTGCATCATTCATCTAACCTCTCTATCTTCATTCACACTCTTCTACACTAATTATCTTATAATCTTTATACTTTTTGTCTGTCAAAAGACATCTTCTGTAAAGTTCATAATTCTCTTGTTGGGCATATACGCAATTGATACATTTTATTGTATCTCTGTAGCATTCACACTTTTCCGGGATGCAGTGGTAATCTACATTTTCAGGCATAAACAACTCTTTATATTCAAACTTTTGTTCAGGAGTCTCTCCTATAAAGTCATAAGCAAATGGAAACCCACTAACCTTAAAATAATCCCTAATATCAACAAGTTGCACTGAAATCCATCTATCCCTTTCCCAAACCAAGACATCTTTACCTACCAAATGACCCGCCACCTCTTTATTAGTAAGTGTAAATATTTTTATGTTCGAATTATCAAGTGATGATTCAACTTGATATTTCATTTTAATTTTAAGCATTTTATTTATTCTCTCCATACGATAAGGTTTCAAATAAATTATTTAACAGATAAACCTCTCTGTCATCTTCTAAACTACCGTTTAAGACAACTTCAAGACTTTTTACAGCAGTATTTATTCTATCTCTTGCTTCCTGAAGTTCAGCAGCTAACCAATAAATTAAATTATCACCAACAATATCTTTCCATTCTTCTCCATATCTATAACACTTAAACCCAGTTTTATCGTCTAATACAACCCGATACTTATCACTATTTACAGAAACATCAATTATTTTCATGTTTCAATCCTCATTTAATTTATATAAACCTACTTTTATAATTATATTTCAACTTCATGGGTATCAATCAATATCTTATAGTTCATTGAACAATCTGTACAACCCTGTTGACACTCTTCTTTTGTATCATAAAAACCAGAGCAGGTAGCACTACCATTTTTCGTAAGGTATACAAAAACCCATTTAATCTTAGTTCGAATAGGCATTTCTTCTTTAATAATGACTTCTATATTATGACCATGAAAAAGAGTTCTTTTTTCATTTAGCCATAATTTTCCATCCTTTGTAAAATTATTAAACTCACCACTTTCATAAATTACTTTTATTGGGTAAAGTTCATCTGTACATGGTGCCACCACACCATTACCTTCAATAAAATCATATACTTTATCGCCAACTCTAAAATCTAAATCCTCCATACCTGCCTCCTTTTATTCTTATTTCTATTATTAATTATTTTGATACTAATCTACATAAACTCTCTCTACACTCCCTTCACCAACAACTTTCAATGTTGTTAAATTATACAATTCAAACTTTATACAATCTTCTGATGTGAATGTCAAGTGAAAACTAACACCAAAATCCTCTATCTTTCTTGTAATCTCATCCAAGTACCAATCTTTAGCTTGACTAAAATTGTCAAACAATACCTGCTTATAGATAAATGATGGCAATCTATTACCATCAAAACCAATAAAATAACAATCACATTTAACAAGAATCATATTTAATTCTTGTAATTCTTTTGTGGTATATTTTTTAAAACCAGACATTTTATTTATTTATTCCCCATCTTTTTATTATTATATGCTTTTATCCACCTATCTTTTAGATAAGAATAAATAAGAAACATAATTATCCCACCAAATATTGGTCCATTAAGGGCAGTGCCTCCTGCTATGATTGGACCACAAGTTGGGTTTATTAAAAGAAGCTTATTATATGTAATCAACCATATGATATACAATATAGCCATAATAGAAATCCACTTTAGACATATAATTAAATCTTTTGCAATTAGTTTTGCAAATTCTTTATAAACATTAGTTTTTAAAGTCATTAATTAACCTCTATTTCTTCAATATAGTAAGAATCCAGTATTGTGTGGTCTGGGACTCGCTTCTGAATCTCATACATTATAGCGTTTACATGGCAACACTTATTTGTTTTATCGAACCAATACCCCCATTTATGTTTAACCTCCTCTCCATTAGAGTCATGCAGAAATCTGTTTATATTACTATATAACCAACCGTTAGCCTCTTCTTTCAGGTAGAAAGCTTTGTAAACAGAAGAGATATCCCTTCTGACTTTCATAATAATGTAAATTTTCATTTTAAGACTATCTCCCTATTAGTTAGTATCCTGTCTTATTATATCCATCCTCAAATAAAATTATCTCCCCGGTCTCGGAATGCATTTCAAAGATATCGCATTCACCGATTGACCAACCATTTCTTGTTTTCAATGATGTCAATCTAACACGCCCGCGTTCTCTCGAAGGGAGAATCTCAAAGTCCAACCCTAAAATATTAAAAGCAGCTTGTTCAAGAGAACGACTCCCCCTCATATGCTCTTTCTTAACAGGAATCCATTTAGGTTTTTTAAGATCACCAATCTTACCAATCTCTTCACTCGCCTTACCATTAAGGTGGCTGACAGCAAATATGCCAGCATCTGTTTTAGCAACAAATGATGCAAGCTCTGTCATCAATTTATCAATCTCACGCCTTTCATCTTGATTCTGGTCAAGTGTAGTAACAACAAAAGAAAGATGATCAAGGACAATATATCCACAACCAACAACATGTACAAGATTTTTAATCTTATTCATTAATTGATCTACAGGGATGCCACCAAAAATATCAAGAAAAAAGAATCTGTCTTTACACCAATCATACGCTTCTTTTAGTTCTCCTTTTGTAGCGTATTTTAATGGATCATATTGAAGCTTATAATAATTCTTATTAATCCTCCTCGCTATCATCCTAAGCAGCGTCTCTTGCTCAGTCTCTTCAAGGAATAACAAGGCTACTTTTTCATTTTGCTGCTCTGCAAGACAATAAGCAAACTCACTTACAACAAAAGTCTTACCTACATTTGATAAAGCTGTGAGGATTGTTAACTCTCTCTTTCTAATCCCTAAAATTCTATCCATGAGTTTGGGAAAGCTTGAAATATAAACCCCCTTTTCCTTCCCTTTAATCAACTCTTCAAAATTAATATCTTCAACACCAAGAATTTTATCACTTTTAAACTTGACACAACCCCACATTGCAATTTTAGCTAAATCACACCCCTTACCATCTACAAGCATCTCATTAAGGTCGTTATACTTATCAGAAATTGGGAGTGTATAAACATCACAGCCGACTAAATTACATCCAACCTCATCGCAAGCCTCCTTACCACGTTTAACATTCTTCCCTTCTCCAGGTAATCTCTCATCATTATCAAAACACAATACAACTTCTTTGTAAGACTTTACAAATTCTTCCCTGTTAACAACGCCAGACAAAGCATTTGGGCTACCTGCCTGTATACTCACTACTGCTGGTGTGTACTTCTCGAACTCACCACCCTCGTTTTTATCAACCATAGCTTGATAAAGAGAGAGCATATCAATCTCCCCCTCTGTAATGTACAGCTTTTTAGCACTCTTCCGTACTTCTTTCTCACCGAATAATTGGCATTTCACACCAACCTTACCAATTACATCCCAATGTCCATCCTCATCTTTATCAAATCTCCAGTCTCTTGTTTTATACCCTGTGATTTTCTTACCATCAGCACCTCTATATGGGAAATAAACCTTTACAGGGCCAAATGGACCCTCTGTCTCTGTTGTCTCAATTTTAACCCCAAAGAGATCAAGTGTTTCTTTTCTAATTCCTCTTTTTGTCCAATCAAATGTCTCTAATTCAGAAATTCTTTTAAGTTCTTTTTTTGTATTAATTAGATCTCGTTCTTTCTGCTCTTTAGTTGTCTTAAAAGAAGATGTTTTTGATTTCATATGCCAATTTTTTCCTTTTGATTTTCTGTATTGATCTTCATATCCTTCTGTATAGCTGTTACTTGACATAAACTACCTACTTCCTTTTATTATTATTTCTCTTCTCTCTATAACCTCTTTTACTCTTAATAATCTCTTTATAATAATTCTTTCTTTTATCATGATTTCTTATAAAAGTAAAAAGAAAATATATTAAACCAACAATAATTAAAATACCGATAATGTTTAGGATTAATTCATTCATCTCAGATACATACCCTCAATAAAATTATCTTTAATAAACTGGATATCACAATCTGATTTAATGCTTTTATCTTCACATCTATACATAAATACACCGTTCTTCCATTTACCAGAAAGGTCAGTCCAATTTACACCTTTTGTATAAAGCATCTCATGCAGATCTGACGAATTCTTTTTGTGACATTCTTTATGTGAGAAATAGCTTCTACTAAGCATCTGAATACTATTCCTCTCCCAGTCCTTCTGCCTCCAAATAAAGTAATTATTAACTTCTTCTTTTGGGATATTAAAACACCTGCTATCAAACAAGAAATATTTATTACTATCAAATTTTCTGTTAAAGCTATTTTCAAAATCCCATTTAGAGTTTACATCGGCTGTTAGCATTGATGCTGAAACACTTGCAATCTTCTGTATACTATTATCAAACCATGCATCTGTTGTTAGTTTATCAAAATCAGTTAGAAGTATTGAAATCTCGTCTGATTGTTGATATCCACACTTAGCTCCCTGTATGTTTTCAAGTAAATACTTCATACCTTCCATCATAATCATTGACAAATCTTCATCAAAAGGTTTATCACACCTTCTTGTGATTGTATGAAAAGCTTTGCCATCTAACCTAATGATCGCAGGCATTCTTCTAATCAATTTATATTTACTTCTACTTTCATAATTATCTTTCATTCTGTTACCGATAGAATATTTTTTCATTTTATTAGACCCTCTTTCCTATTACACATTAATAAATTCCAATTATGAAGATCTATATCTTCATTTCCATAACCTGTCCAAAACATACACTTTGGACATGGAAGCCTCCCTTTATCAACAAAACACATTGGATTAGGTCCACATGAAACAAACTGACAACATACACCACTTCCTTCTTCTTCTTCTTCTATTTCATTGCAACATCTTGAAGAGCATCCATCACATTTAGATTTATTATAAGATCCCTTTAATAGTGGGTGGATATTCATTATTTATTATCCTCCAACTTGACTGGTTCAAAACATTCACACTTTTCACAACATTCTTCATCTACTATGTGTCTATACCAGTAGATATTAGGTGGAAGTTTAATCTTGCTAACCACTTCATCTGAATATGTGCAAAAAGGATTAACAATGTTATGGCAACCCCTGTTGACATTATATTTACAATATCTTGCTTTGTTTTTGTATTCCATTATATTTCCTCAAAATATTCATCAAACCATTTATTTCCAGGAACACCAATCCAATGCGCTTCATTATTATTTGAAGAGATGATATATGACTTTCCATCTTCATCATAATCTTCGTAAAGAACATCATATATAGCACCAGCAGTGTGCCAGACTGTGTTGCTAATTGTTATTGTCTTTTTACATCTAACTTGTTTCATATTATCACCATCTTCCTTTCAATTATTCATCATCAAAAACTTCTTCACAACAATCTAAAACATTTTCAATAGCTTCATAAGACATCCACTCAATTTTGTATGGAAGACTTTCTAAAATCAACCAAAATAAATCACTTTGGTCTCTTACATTTTGTAAATCTATAATTGTTTTACTCAATAATTTTTCTCCTCTCTATTATATAAAACCTAAAAGAAACCTAAAAGGACTGCACCAGCACTTAAACAACAAATTCCACACAACAATGGTATAGTTTTGAAAATTAACGTACTTTTAAGATTCTTTGTTTTGACAATCGATGAAAGAATAATAAAATAACATCCAGAAACAAAAACTGACCAATGAAAAATAGTATCTAAATCCACTCTAATCCTCCCAAAGATAGATATCTGAACTATCAACAATTTCTAATTCAGAGTTAATTTTTATAGTAATATCCCCACCAGAATTGCCATACCTGTCTTTAAATATATAGGAATCTTTACCATCATAGATAAAAGTGCCAAAACCTTCAACAAATCTTCCAATATTACTATCATCACCATCAGAAAACCATCTCTCTGGTGTTTTAATAAAACACAATGCGAGATCCTCTGACAAATCTTTTATACTATTTACATCCCAAAACACGTCTTTCCAATCACTATTAATATAACACTCAATAGCTTTACCTTCATCTTCGAATTTAATATCTATTTCCATTTCAAAAGTATTTCTGAACTTTTTCATTTTAATCTTCTCCTTTGTAATAATTACATAAAATAAAAATCCCTGTATAAAACATTCATATCACATCTTTTTGTATGTGATTTAGTATGAACATAATATACAGGGATAATATTTTATTGTCAACTCCTTTTTTCAAATTTTTTAAGTAATCTCCAAAGAATATTTGAATATATGTCACATATCTCTGGAAACCTGGTTTCTATTTTATTTGTTTCTTTATTCAAAACACCCATTGTTCCTTCTTTATCAAATAGATATTCAACATCATTTTCAATAACTTTAATATCTGTGTGTGATATCTCACCTTCCAGTATAGCCACTCTCATAAATTCAATTACAAGGGAATTAGATATATAATCTATGTGATCAAAATTATTACCAATTTCTTTTTCAATTCTATAATAAGTTATTAGCCTGTTCACAAACCCTTCCACATCAAGATCTGGAACAGAATCTGCATATGATTTTGAAACATTTAAAATTAGCATTTTACCACCTTCTTTGAATATTTAACTGCTCCTTTTTCTGTCTTATACACCTTACTGATCATATGTTTATGTTCTGGCTGTAATCTTCTAACAACTTTGCCATCAAAAAGCACAAACCACTTATCCTTCTCATCTTTATGTTTTAGGTATTTATTATATGAAGCTTTCATACTTCGGAAACAAGCTGTCTTTTTGGCGTGACACTCACGACATAGCAACTGTAAGTTATTAACATCACAATTAATTCTCCACCACAAATCAATTATAGAATAATCTGTAAGTGTTTTACCAATCTCAATAACTTCTTCTTTGTGATCAACTTCTAATTTACCATATCCATACACCTTTCCACATTGTTCACAATAATAGAGTTTACCACCTCGTATTCCTTTTTTTGTTTTGCATAGATTACGCTCATAAACTTCTTTATATGCTGGTGAATGCCATCTAAAATACTTTCTAAAACATGATTTTAAATATCCTAATTCTTTAGAATTTAAACTTTTAATTAATTATCACCTCCCTATTCCCAAAAACCTTGACTTTTAAACTTACCGTCATCTGTAAACACAATAGATGTGTAAAAATCTGTATAACCATTAAAATTAGTACTTTTTGTTAACTCGACATTCCAATAACTATCACTTCCTATCGTATCGCTTATAAGAATAATTTCATTTTGCCAAACTTCTTCATATTCATTGTAAATTTTTGTTACTTTGCAATCTATACCAAAACTTTTATACAAATCTACAAATCTTTCAAGATCAGTCATATTTAATGCACCTCTTATTTATTATTTCTAATAAATCCTATTAGATTAGTTTTCTTGTTTAGTTCCTCCATATCCAACTTTTCACCAAATACATACTCACCATTTTCATAGTTAATTAGATCGTTTGTAACATCTATACCTGAAAAACAAATGACATCTTCGTCTTCAAGCAAACCTTCTGAGTTAATCATTTCTTTTTCATCTATATAGATAAACTCAGTATCCAATCCTTTTGTATTCCCGATTGTATCAATTAATAACTCTACCAATTCTGTTTTTGTGTATCTAATTTCTATGTTATCACCCCCTTTATTAAATAACTTTACAATTAAATCTCTGCATAAACTCCTCAACTTCTCTTTCTTCATCTACATTGAGATCTAACTCAAGTCTTAAAATCTTTCTCTCTTTCTTTATAGGTTTCTCAATCTCTTTATATTCAACTCTTTCAATATCCTCAACCCAATATAATCTATCACCTCTATCCTGTTTAGCACTCTCAATTTCTGCATACAAATCAACTGAATAATATTTATCACAAATCTTTACGATTGCATTTGATTCATTTTGCGAATATCCCTGACCACAGTCAAAATAATCATACCCATTATCTTTAAAATACTCTTCAATCTGACATTCATCTTTCAACCACTTAGGATCATATACACAATTATATTCATCAATCAAATACTGATCAATATCTCCTGGATCTGCTTCAGGTAGAGATGCAATCCAATCTCTTTTCTTTTTTAGTTCTCTTTCAACTTCAAGAAATTCTTCAAGATTCTCTGTCTTCTGATCATCAAGATTGTAATACTTTCTTGGGTAATATTCATTCAGCAATTCTTTCAACTCAGTAAGAATATTCTCTCTTTTCATACATTTTTCCTTCCTTTCTTTAGCAACATCCTTTACATTCATCTCATCCACATACCTCTTAGCACAAACATTACAAATGTGTTTATACAAACCTTTATCCCATAATAAGGATAATGTATTATCTTCCTCAACAATAAGAATATCTTCATAAAGATTTCCACATTGTGAACACTTCATATCTCTCTTGTATTTCTTAACTTTAAGCCAAGATTCAATAGTAAACCTGCCAATGTCTACAGCTTCAGTCTCAAGGAACTTTAGTTTTGTTTTCTTTCTCCTAATCATTGTAAATAACCCCACTTTACTATTTAAACAAACTATTAATTTCTTCAACCAATTCTCTCTTCCTCTCAACAAACTCTTTCAAAGTTACAACATCTTCACTTCTCATAAGTTCAATCTCAATAATACGATTAATTAGCACTTCCATCTTTGCATAATAACCAATCACATTTTCATTAATCTCACCTGCTGTCTTGCCTTTCTTAATTACTTTAGGTTCTGCAAGAATATATTGTTTTTCATTTGAATCACTATAAATCTTAAACGTTTTGTAATTAATTTCCATCTATAATAAATACTCCTTTTATTTAATTATTGTAAATAATAACTCTTTTTGTCTTTCTTTCAATTACATCCTCTTCAACAATTGTTGTGTTATCTCTCATCCATTGTAATTTATTCCTGATCTCTTTAATTAATCCCTCTTTAAATTTATCACTAATCAACCCTTTCTCTTTCATTTTGTAATGACTTGTGTATGATCTATCAACTCCACCCAATTTACTTGACAACTGATAAGTTGAAAGAAGAACATTTAGTACCCAAGCATTATCATCTTCTATTGGAAGAGATGAGCAATAAATATCCAGCTCTTCCATTTCTTGTTGCGTAAGTTCTGTCATTATTTTTTAGCTCCGGGTTGTGTATAAACTTTTCTGAACATCTGTCTTGATACACCAGTTGTAAACATCATAGGCCAACTGTCACTAAAACAATCACAAATAATCGTAAAATCTTTATCTAATCTCATAACAGCCTCAGATGCAAAATCTTCTCCTTGAACCCAACACTCATTATTTAATACACAATCCAATGCTTCATGAAATGTTAAATTATATTCATTATTCATCTTCTTCTTTCTTTTCAAAATTTGCACAAAAGAAATCACAATTTGTTACTGCGACGTCAATTTCTCCCCCAATCTGCCAAGTAATCTCTTCACACTCTCCAACACAAAGATCATCCTCTGCAAGGTAATTAAGTCTTCCCCAATGGCTACACTCATCACACCTCATTATTTATCTCCGTTATTTTTAATATCATTCAAATCATTTAAAACTCCAACAATAACTCCTCTTTCCAACATCAAATCTTCCTTATTTCTAATAGCTTCTGGTAGGGTACAATCTTTTATGTTTTCAAGTATTGTATTAATCTTCCTCCTCCTGTTGTTTAATTTGTTAAACAAATTATCAATTGTCATATTTATCACCTATTGAATCACACCATAGAGTTAAAATCTAATTCTTCAATCCTGAATATAACATTTTAATATTCCTTCTCTAAATTAAAAAGAAAACACTAAACCCACCAACTAAGATACCACAAAGAAAACCTACAATTTGCAACATACATACATTGATGTCTGAATAATATTTAACACCGTCTTTAACAATTATTTTACTCTCAGGTAGAAACCTCATAATTTAACTCCTAACCTATTTAAATGTTCATCCAACGTGATGATCCTGTTTTTATCCTCCCTCATTCTAAGGAGCAAATACTGTTCATTTAAGACACATTTCCAATCCTTATAGTGGTTATACTCATTCTTCACAAACATGTCTGTATAAGCCTGTTTCCCCCCTTTAATAGGAAGATTTGCATATTCTTTATATGCTTCAATAACTTTCTCAGCCATCTCCTTTTCTGTTTTACAATCAGCAAGTGCAGCTTCAGCAAACTTGCTACCTTTCCCAATCAATCCAGGAATGTTATCCGTTCCCATATCTCCCTTGAGAATTTGTGTCCAAAAGTTGTAATCTGCTGTAAACTTATCAATATAAATTGGATTTGTCAAGTGCAAAGTTTCGCTCTGCTCAAATTTGCTGTCATTTTCTATTCTTTCTTGTAATTCTTTTGGTGAAACATCTTTCAGCTTTGTGTAATTAAACCACCAATGATTTGGAATACCACAAAGATCTTTGTCAAGGTAGATTAAAACACAATTCTGATTATGATCATTACACCAATAATTAAACACCGACAGGTAGTCATCACTCTCCATGCCTTGAGCTAAGACAACATTATCTTTGTATTTATTTATAAACCACTTTCTTAACTCTTGAAATACAATTGGCTTCTCACCCCGCCTCCCTTTGTATGGAAAACTTTTAGCTACTTCGTATCTGAAATTTGGCTCATAATCTTCATCTGTATCACAACCACCAATAACAAGCTTGAGTTTATGGAAATTGATCCAAGGAAGTAAGCATAGTTTCTTAATCTGATTATTTATAGCTGCCTTTGCAACCTGAAGATCTTCAACTTGCTCTCTTTCTTGTATAATCTCGAATTCACCAACTGTGAAGCGTTTATGACCTGTTTTAAGCTGTTTCTCATTCAGTGAATATATCCAGCTACCTTCTTGTCCAAACGCCCCAGGTTTGCTGTTTAAGCCCCTTCCTTTGAATTGAGTTACATTGTCAAATCTCTGCTGTGTGTCAGTAGCTTTATGTTTTGCAATGATATATCTTCTTTCACAAATCACAGCAGAAGAGTGGAGAAGTGTATCAGCATCAAACACCGCCCAATAATCTTTATTTACATCAAATTGTTTATTATTCGTCAAACTTACTCAGAACCTCCTTTAATATCTTCATACAATTCCAGACCAAATTCTCTACATTTCTTATAAGCATCTTCTTCAGAACCAACATAATTAGAAATACCAAGACCTACCTTATCTTTAACATCTACTGTACACCAACCTGTTAGGTGTGGTCGCATATGTTGTTTACAATAAACCCACTCATTTCTACCAAAAACGTATACATCTTTTGTCATTTTATTTCTCCTTTTGTTTAAAGTTAAAAATATCCTATCACAAAAGAAAATAAAACACAACCATTAATTTCATTTTACAAAAGAATTACATTCAAATAACACAAACAAAAAAAGAGATTTCATTTTCATTCATATCATATCTATTTCATAGATACAACATAAACAAAAACAAAATCTCTTTCATTACTTTATACTTCTTTATTGTTATAATTGATACATATTATATTTATATCTATCCTTTTTATTCTTATAGTTATTACAAATCTATTTATACTTAATATCTTTTAGGATAATAATTTATGTGCGTAGCACATATAATTTGTTACTTAATAATTTATTCATTTATTTTCTTTTTAATAATAACAATTAAATGAATAAAATTTATAAGCTATATAATTTATGTCCGAAGGACAATAATTATTAACTTTATTATTTATCTCTTTCTTTTTTTTATTAATATTAATATAAAGAGATAAAATTTATTACATAAACTTAATGCCGAAGGCATATAGTATATGAGGTATAAATTTATAGCTTCATATTATTTGTTATTAATGGTATACATTATATCACTGTCAAGAGGAGTATGTCAAGAAAATAATGAAGTTTTACAAAACTTTTACATTTCTACCACAAAGTGATACAATTATTGTTACATTTTTTACATAGTGGTTAAATATAATCACTAAATTGTATATACAATGTTGACAAATTGTGTTTGTTTTTGTGTTTGTAAAAACCTATGACGAAATCATGAAAATGATGGTAGATTGAAAATAGTTGTTGACTTTTGTGTTTTTTGTGATATTATGCATTTCAGATTTTAACAATAATATAGAGGAGAAATTAAAAATGAAAGAGAACAATGAAAACAATGTTGTGATTTGGTATGAATTTGATAAAGATAATAAAGAACATTTGGGTATGTTGAAAAAAGGAACTATAATCAGAACACAAGCATTTGAAGAGACTCTGATTTATGTAGAAAATAATCCTGGTCTTTATGTTGAGGTGGTTACAATTGAGTCAGGGAGATTCCCCCTCGTACTTAGTTATATCAAACAAATTGGTATCCCTATTAAGAAGAGTTGTGAAACTTGCCGTTGGTGTAGTGAAAATAATGGGAGTGGGCTTGGTTGTGTCACAGAGCGTAAGAATGCAGGTGTTTATGAGTCCTACTGTGATGAAGATGACAATAATTTTAAATATTGGGAACCTATTCTAAAACCTGGAATGAAAATGTATGTTAGAAGTGATGCTAATGAGAATAATATCAGACTTTGTTGGGTGAATGCTATGGACAATTTCATTGGTAGAAGCTTTGTGTTGGAGAGTAAGTCACCTTATATAGATAATAGTTGGTATTTGCATGGTGATCCAGTTCCTTGGGCTTTTCATGAAGCTTGGTTGACTTATAAGACGTCAATGCCTGATAAACCTTCTGTTGATAAACATTCTGTTAAGAAACCTTCTACTAAGAAACCAAAAAATAAATGTGATATTTCTTTTGTTATAGAGGATGAATTTGGCTGTGGACCAGAGTACAAAGTAACTGGTAACATTAATTGTATTTTTAATGAAGAGTATGAAGTTGATAAATTTGTTGAACAGTTTATTAAATTACAGGAAGGGAAATCAAAAACAAAAGAAAATGTTATTAAATTGGTAAATGGGAGTTCTATAAAATATTCAAATAAGAACGGTTTGAACAGTATGTCTGGTGAAATAACAAACATTTGGTTTGACGAATACCAGATAGTTGGCTATCTACCAGATACTATTTATTTTGATGATGAACATTGTACAAAGTGTTTTTGTATTGGAGACTATGAAGAAATTATAGATAAGTATAAAGAAACAAAGAAGTATGAAGGTGAAATCAATCAAATTAAAGAATCTCTTGCTGAAGAAGATGTCTGTAAATATTGTCTTATGAACATTCTTAAAACAGATTATGCTATTACATCAACATTTATGTGTGAAGGAAATTGGTGTGAGCAAGCATATGATGAATTAGCAGAAGAAATTTATGAGGAGCAGAAGGAAGAAAAACCTATTGATGAGCTTTATTACTTCAAAGCTATAAATGATTTTTATGATAGTTTCACAACTGACAAATCATATAAATTCAAAAGATCTCCTAAGAGTGGTTCTGGTTGGTCGACAACATCAAATAATGAAGAGGATGGTGATGAATACACTTGGAATAGAACCTGTTTTAAAAGAGTATTTGGTGAGGATATCTATGATAAAATTAAAGAAGCTGATGAAATTATAGATTTATTTAAACAGGTTTTAAAAGTTAACAATTGTTATGATAGTTTTTATGAATTGGTAGAAGGAAAAGATGGAAGTGTTGACAATAGACTCAGATTTTTATATTTACAATTTAAAAATACAATGTTTATCAGTGGTACATTCCAGTGGCCGTTTAATGATATAGAAAAGTGGGATAATTTAAATAAGGAATGGGAGAGAGTTTATAAAATTTTTCATGAGAGTAAATCAAAAATAGCTTTTAATGAAATGAAAGTTATTACTTTCCGGGAAATGAAGGCTGGAGATAAAGGGAGAATTGTAAAAGGACCACAATGTATTGGAGAAGAGGTTATTAAATGTTATAACGGGAGTGTTGTGTTGATAAACTCAGAGCATTATGACGGTTGGAGTGAACCTTTTTGTGAAGATTATAAAGTTAAATTAATTGAAAGAAAAAATGATTCAAAGTTTAATATAACTTATTAAATAACAAATGCCCATAGATATTAATTTATCTATGGGCATTCTTATTAATTGCTTTTTGTTGCTTTTTTAAATGTTAAGAACTTGCGTTCTTGAAACAAATTTCTGATAACTTAGTATTCAAGCACCAATAAGCTATTTCAGCAACTTTAATCTTAATTGGTTTTGTGAACCAGTTTGAATTATTAAAAGCATCATACATCATTGCATTATACAATTCATCATCTGATTCATGTTTATCATTTAGTGATATACCTACAGTATACTTATAATCATGCCTATCTCAAATCCTCTTCCAACCAAACCAATCAGGTATTCGAAATGGCCGAGCTAACCAATAAGAACTACCACAACCATTAGTATTCTTTAGTTTCTCTTTAGTTAAAACACAATTCTTATCAATCTTCATAATTTACTCCAGTATTTCCTTCCTTACTTTCATACTCATTAGTTACGTTATTGTAACTATTCTGATAACTTCTATTATCACTCTCCATAACTGAATGATCATCTGTCATAGTGGATTTATCAAGTGTCTTAGAGTTGTAAGAATCTTGGATATTTGTTTTGGATTGATCTCCATAAACTTCAGAAGATGTTGATGTGTAATCTATTGAGTTACCACTATCTCTTGTAACTGACATATCTCCACCAGCTTGATACATACTTGTATTACCTTGCATATTGTCTGTAGCAAGTTTAAATGCCAACCCACCAGTGAGAAATTTTAAAGCACTTGAATTAAGCGTTGTTTTAAGCCCATCTATGAAGGGATTGGAATCTGCATACACTGCCATAGGTTTTTGATCAACCTGCTTATATAAGGTTATTACACCTGTTCTCGGGTCTATTTCAGCTAATCTATTATCTATACTCTCATTATATGCTTTAGCTGCATCAGATTTAGCTTGCCACTCAATAGATTTTGTTTCATAATACTTATCTGACATCAATATACATGAATTGCATGTAGACACTATAAAAAATACTATTATAAAATATTTTTTTATTATCATTTATATAATCCATTTATTAATTTTATAGTTTGAATACTTCCATATTTCATAATCAAGAATTTCAAATGTCTGTGGTTCGACTATCCATATTTTTTTATTTCGATCAACAAAGAAGTTAAATGCATGACCACCAGAAGATGCATAGCCAAAAGCAAATCTTGACAGTCCATGTTGGTTAAAAACACCATGCAATGCTTGAGCATAATCGTCACAATCTGTTAAGCTTTCTTTATACTCCATATCTTTAATATTTTGATGTTGATCCAACACTTTTTGCACATCTTCTTTGTCAATACCATACCAATAATCATCTGTAGAAAAAGCGTAGTTTGCATTCAGTGGAACGCCAATATCCCATAAACCATCTATCCTTACAGGATTTTCATACTCAATAGTCACAGGTTCTTTGCTACCTGCTTTTACTGCTATTTTTAGTCTCTGTATTTCTGCATCTTGATTATCAATGATTTGCTTTATTTTATCCCATGTATTCATACAAAATCCTCAAAATCCCATTGTGGTTTGGTTGCGTCGAATTGCTGAAAATCCCATGTTGTTTCTACTGCTCCGCTGAGTATGGAAGCTTTTATGTTCTTATAGTAAGTTTGTACTGTCTTTATCCAATCTCCTACCTCTTTTGCCTTTGCCTTTAATTCAATAGGAGTATCTTCATCAGAATAAGCTTTAATCATAGTCATCTGTGTAGCTGGTCCATAGTGGCCATAAATGTATGATTCAAATTCTGTTTTCAGCTCTGTGAATCTGTCCTCGATTGTTTTAGGTTCAGGTTCAGGTGTTGAAAATTTCTCACCATCCCACATGTCACCAATTGAACCACCCATGCTTGCGTCGATAAGTCCAGTAATAAACTCAAGTGATTCAACTTCAATGGTGTTTACGACTTTTCCGTCTTTAATTGCATGTGCTATCATTATAGTACCCCCCATATTCTTAGCTCACCACGGGCACCATTTCCAGCATTTGTGCCTGATTGCGTACAACCGCCTCCTCCAGCAGGAGGACTACCATTCAATCCAGAACTTGTTACACCACCATCTCCACCATTTCCACCAAATGTTGAACTTCCCCCAGGACCAATATTCCCAGATGCACCTCCTCCTCCTCCACCACCATATAGACTGTCCCCTCCCGGGGTTGTGGTGTTTGAGCCTGAACCACCTCCATAAACTGACATACCAGGTGTATTCTCATAGGCAGAACCACCGCCAAAACCTGGGTTATTAACATTTTTATTTGATTGTAAATCTAAATATGGTGATCCACCGGGTGTTAAAAGGCCTGTGGACGATTGCCCGGCACCCATAACTCCTCCTCCTCCTCCTCCTGATTCATTGTTGTTATCTATACCTCCTCCTCCTCCTCCTCCATACGAAGTTATACCTGAAAATGTTGAATTTCCACCAATTATGCCTGCCCCCCAAGACCCAGATCTGCCTAATCCTCCAGAACCTATAATAACAGAAGAAGATGAAGACATATCTTGGTATGATATATTAAAAGGAACACAAGCACCTCCTCCTCCTCCTCCTGATCTATATGATGTAGTATTTGATTTGCCTCCACCGCCTCCACCACCCCAAAGCAACCCTTCAAACATAAAGTATCCAGGTGGTTTAACAAACGTTCCAGATGAAGTAAAAACCCGATAAAACGAGCACAACACAATTGATCGAATTACTGTCCCATCACATTGAAAAAGTCTCACTTCTCTTGGGTACATAATAAATGTGGTTAACCCGTCAATTGTTTCAAATCCGTTTGTTGAGAGAGTGATATCACCAGTTCCATTGTTTCGGATATGGCATGAAAATCCGTCTCCAAGATTTGATACTTGGTCAAATGTTACTGTAAACGTGCCGGATGTTATATCTATAATTTGTCCTGCATCCTCTGATGTTATTGTCTTTTCGCTTGTAACGCCTTCGTATCCCAAACCAGAGCTTACAGATAAATCATTCCAAATATTGTTGTTTGCCCCAGGTTCGACGCTTGTGACATCTGAAAGATCTTGAAGTAGTTGCCAGTTTTTACCTGAATGATAAACGCTTGCCGGAATGCTTAAAGATCCTGTCAAACTTGACCAAGATCCTTTGTAATTTGCCACAGATGATGTTGTATTTGCTATATCTTGAGTTTCATTTTTTATAACACCTGTTTCATCTTTTATAGTGTTCATCTCAGACACAGTTGAATTAATCTCATCAGCCATTGTATTTGCCTGAGTGGCATATGTATTTTGTTCTGTTGGAACATCTTCCATTCCAGCAAGAAAAGGATCAGCTTTAGCTGCAAATGTCTCTCTATCACTTCTTTGTGGTGCAGAAGGGAGAGGCGTTAGTGTTTGTGTTATTCTTGTATTTATTGCCATATATAGTTTATCCTTTCTTTTCTTTTTATTATTAAATAATTCCTTCTATTTTCATACTAACTTCAGATATATCAAAGTATTGAATGATGGGTCTGAAATCAATCAATAAACCCAATATCAACAATGACTCATATCCTGTGTTAAATTCTTCATTATTACCATCAAAAACTGTTGGTATTCCATCAACAGCGATAGCTGCTGCTTGTACTTTGTCATAAATGACATTATCTATTGTCAATGGAAGAGTCATAAGTTTTGCATAATTTCCTTTTTGTGCGTAAACATTACCGAAACTATCTCTATTTACTTTGCTAAAAGATAAATAACCTGTTTCTACACCATAATTAGTATACCCTATAAATACACTTTGACCAACAATAACATATCCACACTTTGGGTATAGTCCTGTCTCATTTCTTTCTATTGTAACTGTAAGCTTACTAACCAAATATGATGAGAAATATTGAACTAAATCGTGTGTAAACGGAAAAGGTTTATAAATATATTCTTCAAAATCTTGTATATATCCTTCATCTAAATTAGTATTTTCATAAGTCTCTACAATTGTATCTTTATAATCTTTTAATTCATACTTTACACTTGTCCCTTCAACACCAAACAAAGCAATTGCATTTTGTCTATCAGTTTTGATTGTAAATACAATCTTACCAGGGTCAGTTACTTCTGTACCAAAAGCCTCTGCTTGTGTGTTTATATATTTATCAAACATCTTGTGTCTGTTGACAGCACCATTATCTAACCACTTAGTACTACCAATAGGGTATTCATTTGTTGGGTCTGTTGAAATAACTGTGAATGTTTTTTCTGGCAGTATTCTGGTAGTACCATCTTTTTCAAAGCTAACTTTAACCGTATCATCTTTGTTGTAATTAGTACTACCAGAATAATCGAACTCACCCTCAGTAGAATCAGTAAGATTTATAGAAAAATCACTATAAGTTATTTCTTCCGGGATGATCATTTTCATCTATTATTAATAATCTCCTTCATAATAAAACTATATTGTTGTTGGTTGTTGCTTTTCTATATATTCTCTTTCAGTGTAAAAAGCTGTATCTTTGTTTGCTTTTATATTTTCTGTCATAGCAATTCTAAAATCTTCTCTTAGCTGTTTTAACTCTTTAGCCATTTCCTCCATATATTGTCTACCAAGAAGTTTTGCCGTATCAGAAGTATTATGGATGTAGCTTGGCGCTGTAACTTCAACTTCAGGGCCTCCTTCACCGACCATTCTAATACCACCAGGATGATATCCCCCTGAAACAAAGCCAGGAATATCAAGGTCTCCTTTAACCTTCTTAACAATATCAGCAAGATTAGAAATATTTGGCACTTTCTCTCTTAGTTCTTTACTTGCAGCAGCTAATGTAATAGCCACAGATAACCCGCTTGCTACACCAGCGTCTATCATTTGCTGTACTTTTGCTGATACTGTAGCATATACATCTGTATCAAGAGATACACCTACTTCTCTTGTAACACCAGAGACAATATTTTGGTCCGTTAATCTACTAACACTTAAATCTTTACCAAGAGAAAGACCTTTTAGCAGGTTTAAAAGAGAGGAATCACCTCCGAGATATCTATTAAGAAGAAGATCAAAAATATCTTCTGTTACTATACTTTCATTTATAGCTTTTACAGTTTCATCAACAGAATATAAAGAATTAAGGCTCTCTAAGGATTGATTAGATATATTTTTAAGATCAATTACCTGCTCTTTCGCCACTTCAAGCATCTGATCAATAGAAGAAACTTGTTCCTTACCATACTGTTGTGCCTCTTCCATTGCAACCCTAACTCTTGCAAAATCAGAAGCATATGTCATTTGGTTTGTATTAAATGCTAAAGAAGCATTTAGAAAATCATCGGCAGCGCCAGATAATTTACCCTGGGCTTTTACATCTCCTTCTAAAGCTCTTTGTAAAGTATCTTGAAAAACTTCATTTGTTTTTCTATAAAGTTCCTCAGGGTTTGTTGCATCTTTATTTAGTTTACTAAGCCAAGAATCAATACTATCAACAAAACTCTCCCAATTTGTTTTGTTCTTTTTAATCTGATCAATTGATTTTGTATATAATACAGTGCTTTGAGATAATAAAGAATTATATTGTTCTTTTGTAATACTTCCCTCAGCAAATAAATCATTTAACTTCTCAAATGTAGCTCCAAAAGATACAAGAGATGTTACAAAATCCCCACTACTATCTTCTGTTGAGGCTATAGCTGCATTAAGTGCATCAAAACTATTAGTTAGGACAGGAAGCTCATTAGAATTTAGTTTCTCAAAAAATAGAATTAATTCACCAGAAACTTGATAAGTTTCATCTAAAGCTTTATTAAATGAGACAAAACCAGAAACAATATTTTCTATACCAACCTGTCTTGTTTCCTCAGATATTGATTGTGTTAGAGCATGTATTTTTTGTAATGCATCTTCATATTCTTCTTGTGTGATAACTCCATAAGAAAGGTAGGTATTTAAACTTGATATCCTCCCTTCCTCTATCTTCTGTAACTGGTAAACTTGCTTTTCTAAATCAGTCATGTTTAACTGATCAAATTCTGTTTGTATACCAGAAAAAAAGTCAGTGAAAGATTTTTTAAAACTCGCCTGTTGTAGCTCATAAGCTGATTCAGCTAATCCACCAGTATCTAAAGATGGAAAAATAACTTCAGGGTCTTTAGAATATTCTAACTTTTCTGCTTTTATTAATAGGTCTGTAAGAGCATCAATAGTTGGTTTATTTTTAACACTGTTAATAGTTGATATAAAATTCTCTATATCTTCTATACTCTTCAAACCAAGATTAGATAAAGCCCACTCCGTTGAAGGGCTGCTTGCTTTTATCTGCTCTATATCACTGTCAACACCTGCTGTTTTTAATTTAGCTGCGAAGCTATTAGCTAATTCAGAAAGAAGACTAAAATTAAAACCATACGTCTCTTTTAGTTGCTCTTCTGAAGGAGCGGATTGAACTCCAGATAGTTTTTGCCTTATCCCTTTCAGAGATGATGTTTCAATTTCTTTCCCAAATACATCTGCACTTAAATTAAAAATACTTCTGACTATTGATGCTGCTTGACCAGAAAGCTTACTAAAATCAACATCTTTTAGTGCTATACTTTGAACATCCCCCACTACCCCAGGTTTTGTTCCACTTTGTCTTATGAGATCAAATAAAGATTTAAGAATATTAGATACATTTTCATTCATGAAGTTAACAGCATTTGTAGTGCTTAATGTTGCTTTTGTTTGTGCATCTAATCCTGACGATGTTTTACTTGTCATCTCTTCTATAGCTTTTACTTGATTAATGGTTTCTTCGTATTGTTTTTTTATGCCATATAATTCTTGTTCTGTTTCACTCATATCAATAGTTGATAACTGATCATCTATTGATTTCTTTATCTCATCAGCAACCTTTCTAATAGAGGATATACGAAGTTCTTCAATCTTATTAAGATCTCTATTAGCTAAACCTAATTCTTTGGCCTTTTTGACATTCTCCTCATAAGCTCTATTTATATTATAAATACTTTTTTCTGTAGGTGATAGATCCATAGTTGATAACTCTTCGTTTATAGGATCTATAAATTTTTTATAATTCTCTAAAGCTTTTTGTTCATCCTCTAACAGCCAAATTCTTTCTTGTATAGGTTTTAAAGAATCTGAGGTTACTTTGAGTAATTCTTGTCTTTGAAGTTTAAGAGCTTCATCCTCTTTACCTTCTAATTTAAGAAGTTGTATTTGGAGTTTTATCCTCTCTCCATTATCCTCAGTAAGAATCCCAAGCTCTCTCAATGATTCATTGAACTGACTCAAATCAACATTATTTACTGCTGTTGTTATTTTCTTAATAATATCATTCCAGGCAGAAGAAATATCTTCTTGACTGCCTGAATATAGTGAAGATGACTTACCACCAATATCTTCAAGAATAGGTTGAAAAACACTATTAAATAATTGTTCAGAGAGATTCGAAGCAACAACTAAGCCAGCCTGTTTCTTAAGATTCTCTGTAAATACGGTTTGGAAATTACCACCTACAAGAGCTTGTGTCAGAGAATCTGCTGTGATACCTGTTAATTGACTACCTACAACTGTATTTCTATTTTCCTCAATAGCTGTGATTTCTTGTATTGTAGCTCCTGAATCTACTAAAACCTCGATAAACTTATTCCATTGCTCAGTGATTTGTTTTAAGTTTTGTGTTATAGTAGATTCTGAAATTGTTTCAACAGCTGATGTATATTCCCCTGTTACAGCCACAATAGCTAATAAATTCTCAAACGCTTTTGTACTGGAAAAACCTTCTTCTATTTGCATTGCGAATCTACTATTAAAATCATCAAACTCTTCTGCAACACTTGCAAATCTTGTGAATGTTGAAATTAAATCTTCACTATCCACTTGTATGTTTTTAAAGAAATCAATAGAGAAAGTTTCAGCAGATAATCCCATTGCATCTAAGAATGTCTCTCTTAAACTGCCTGAAAATTCAGTAGATTTTTGTCCACCTGTAAAAGCACTTTCAATAAGTTTTGTAAATAATGAATTAGGATCATCTTCATCTAATTTATCAAGTCTGATTCTACCATAAATAGAAGAGTTTTTTAAAGCGTCTTCTACAGAAAAATTTACAACTTTACCTAATTCTGTAAAAGTGTTTCTGAAATAATCAGTAACAGCATCAGTTATTTGGTCCCTATTCTCACTACCACTTACATCTTTAAACCCAACTCCAAACTCACCTTGACCAAGTACAGTACTAATTCTAACATCAGGTTTTTTTTCATCACCAAGCATACCACCTAACAAACCACCCGCTATGGCACCTAAAGCTATACCAACAGGACCACCTAAAGCTCCTAATCCTGCTGCTGATAATGCACCACCAGCGTATGTGCCACCTAAAGCTCCACCTAAACCAGATGTAATACCTGTATACTCATTCTGAGGTAAACCTAACTTACCACCAAGCATAGAATATCCAAGACTACCAAAACCACCAAAACCAAGAGCTTGCCCTAAAGAAACACCACCAATATTACTTATAACCCCTGCTTGAGGGACGCCAAGTTGAGAAGCAGTAGACATTGTGTTTAATGTTATCCCACCTGTCCCAGGTAAGGAGGTTGCTAAGAGACCTTGAAGACCTGCAAATCCTGGCATGTTTTGACTTAGCCATTGCAAAGATCCAGCGTTGACTGGAAGACCTGAACCACCAGCCTTTCCTGCTGGAGCACCACCACCTGTCTGATATCCCAACATTTGAGATATTGTACCAAGAGGACCACCAGTCCCCCCAACCATATTAAAAACAACAGGCACAATAATTTCATTAGCTATCATCTTAGATATAGTGTCGAGAAAACTATCATACCATGAATCTAACATGGCATCCCAACCATCTTCACTATTTTTGAAAAGTGAAGATAAAGAATCACCAGCAAAATCTACTGATTTATCATAGAATTTCTCCCATTCTCTCTCCTGCTTTTTTAGGATTCTATCATAATCTTTCTGTGCTTTCTTTCTAAGTCTTGACTCTTCTTTGATCTGATCAATATATTTTTTTGATCTCCTATTTAAATCATTGTATCCATCTGCTGTTCCAGCAACAGCCTTGCCTTCCTGCCTATTAAGCTCTTCTCTTGCTTTAAGACCATCTTCAATGTTTTTATTTATCTCTTTTCTAAGAGTTATACTTGTCTGACCTGTACTTCTTTCAAGCTTATCTAATTTTTCTTTCAGATTAGCAGATTTTTCACCAAGAACAATTTGTGCTTTTAGTTCTTTTTCATACTCAGAACTTTCTGATCTAAAAGCAACTATATTCCTCTGGATATTTTTGAGTCTTTGTTCATCTTGAGTTAGTTGTTTAAAACCTAATTCAACATCAAAACCAGCTTCAGTATTTAACGATTTTAGTGTCTTTTCATACTTAGCTGTAGCAGAGTCTAACTTTGCTTGTGCAGCAACACCTTTTTGCATTATTGATTCTAAATCAGTATATGCTTGCCTATATTCGTCTGTTGATCTTGCTGAAGGCGGTTTTAATTTGGCATAAATATCTTTAGCCCTTTCAGCAGCAGAAATATTCTTTTCTAAAGCTTCTCTTTCTTTTGTGAATGAGGCTATTATTTGAATTTTTTGTTTAGTTAATCCTTGTAATCTCCGATTCTCTACTGCATCTGCTCTGCCTTGTTCATTACGAAGGTTTTCAACAGCAGATTCAATACCTTTATACCCATCTAATACATCTTGAAGGGATTTGATTTCTTTTTCAGTATCTCTTAATCTTGAGAATGCAGCCTTACCAACAATTACGCTTCCAGCTTTAAACCCTTCTATTTTACTTTGTAAAGTATCTATTTGTCCTGTTATATTATAAATTGCAGACTTTATTTTTATAGGTGATTCACCTAACATATCTTCAATAATATCTAAATCACCGACTTCTATAGCTTCTTTAACATCTATAATTCTTTCTTTCAAAGTTGTTAATGATATCTTATTAAGTCTTTCTATATCATCAGCAGCTTTACCAAATACTCTGTCAAATGCATCTTTAATCTCTTTAGCTGATAATATAGCAGCCAAAGCTGTTAGTGCTACCCAATTAGAATTAATAGCAACATTAAAAGCTCTTGCTGCTGTTGTAGCCGCTCCTAACGATGTAATTAAAACTGATATACCACCAACTAAACCAGCAGTTACTCTTCCAACACCTATAACCGTTGCTAATTTTAAAACTATTTCTCCTGTTTCGATAAGAGTGTTCGAAAAAGCCTCAAGATTAACATCACGTAGAGATGTAGATAGTTTATCAATTAACTTAACAAACTCACCACTTGCCCCTGTTATATCATCAAAAGCACCAACGGTTGTAATTAATGTTGTTCTTAAATTGGTAAAAGCTTGCCCAATTGTTTTATCAACTTTTGAAAATTCTTTTTCAAGATCCTCTGCTTGACTTTGCAGCGCAATAAAGAAATCTCTACTTGTAATTTGACCAGCAAGAACTAATTTTCTTAATTCTGCCCTTGTAATTCCCAAACCATCTGCAACAGCCTTTGCAATACGAGGAGTTCCTTCCATTATGGAGTTAAACTCTTCAGCTCTTACAATACCTTGACCTAATGCTTGAGATAGTTGGATCAAAGATCCACGGGCTTCAAGTGTTGAGGTTGATGTTACAGCAAGAGCTTTACCAACAGTACCAAGAACTCCAACAATTTGTCTTTGTGAAACACCAAGTTCTTTCTGTACAATAGTCAACCTATTGTAAAGAGTTGTTTGTGCTTTAAGATCCGTCCTTGTTTCCAATGATAATTGGACAAGACGTTGTCTAACACTTATCAACTGTTCTTCTGTTTGAGTACCAAGCCTAACTAAGTTTGTTACTTGTTTCCAAGTATCGGCATATTCTTTTAATTCTGTTAAACCCAAAGCAGCAGACACTGAAATTAAAGCAGTTTGCAAAGTCCCAAACCCAATTACAGATGTATTAACTGATCTATTCAAACTACTTGTAGTAATAGCCGCCTTTTTAGATTTATTATCTAATATCTCAACTCTATCAGCAACTTTTGCAAGAATAGCAGCTTGCTTATTCATTGATATTGAAAGAGTGTCAATATTCTTTCCAAGATTTCTCACAGTAGATGAAATATCATTCTTTTTCATATCTCTAAGGTTTCTATTGAATTGATCCATATCTTTAATTACTTTAGAGAATGATGTACTATTAATAGCTTTGAATGCTTTATCAATAGAAAGAATGCCACTTGATATCTTTTTATAAGGAACCTTACCTAAATTATTTAAACTCTTCTGAAATGTAGTTGTATTCCTAACCACCCCTGTTATATTAAGAGAGTTCAAACCTTCCAGATTACTCTTAAACTTTTCTATCTCAGTAAAACTACCAGAGAAATTAACAGAAGACATTTTTGCTAAACTATTACTTAATTTTTGAATATTTCTGCTTGTAGTAGATAAATTAAGATCACTTATACTTTTTAAGTTTGTATTCAGATATGATAACTGTTTTCCAGCTAATTGAGAATTAGAATTTTTGAACAATTCTATTGCTACAGCAAAATCTGTCAAACCTTTTGAAAGTTTGTTTAAGTTTGTTGATCTTACACTATTCAATCCAGAGTTAAATTGATCAAAACTCTTGAATGTTTTATTAACATCATCTCTAAGTTTTGATAAATCTTTTGAGATGGATCTAACACCAGAACTAACCCCATTACCATCTACTTCTACGCTTATTTTAGACATTATTTATTTCTCTTCCTCCATCATTAACTTTGTCTGCTTCTTGCTTTTCCAATTCTATCTTCTATCGTAGAAGCTCCTTTAGATTTAGGACTTGTCTTTTTATCACGTTCTTCTTGTATATATTTCAGATATTCACCATCTAATGCTCTTATAATTGGTTGTAATTCATCATATGAAATATCAAAATCTTTAGAGTATTGAAGAATTTTACTTCCAGGAATAGGTCCACATTCAACAAGTCTCTCTGTTGATAACTCCCAAAAAACTTCCCAATAAAAAATAAGAAACTCCCCTAATTCAGGAACTTTTTTAAATTCTTCTGGTATAGGACGATTAGGATTCTTTGCATGTCCCTCCATAACCGTCCTATATGCCTTCCCTCTCCTAAGATTCCAAGAAAGAACTTCTGTTAGTTTTTTACTATATCTTCCTGATAAGCTTTAAGATAGTTCCTCTTAGCATTACTCTTATCTTCAATATCTTTTCTAAGTTCTTCAAGATTGTTCATAATGTTAAGAACTTCTTCTCTACTATAGTCTACAATATCACCTGAAGGGTAAGCATACATCTTATCAGGAACCCACTCACCAGTTTCATCATCCCTTACTTCCCAACCCTTAATGATTCCATCAGCAATAATCTCATTACCAATTTCCACAAGTTTGTCATCAGGGATGTTTGTCTTTCCGGCAGCTTGATACTTCTTACCAAGATTCATAAGAGTTTTTGTATATTCAGTGTTCTTACCACCCATACGAGCAATCTTCACACGGAAATCTCCATACTCACTCCAAAAACCATCTACTTCCACACTATGATCCATATCAAACATTGCATATACATTTTTCTTAGTTACTTTCTTAGTCATTTTTAAATTTCTCCTTAAATTTTCTTAAAATTTGTTGTGTTGTTATTGTTTTACATCTTGTCGGATAGATGTCTACATTCAGTAGCATGTAGAAGCTGGAGAAGTGGTGAGCAGAGTGCCCCGACAACACTCCACCCACCTGCCTCGCGAGGTATCAACACAAAATCTTTATGTTAATAGTCGGGTATAACTTATATAAATTTATATAAATAAATTTAGCAAACAGCAGCAGTAGACCCAGGCATGTATGGAAAGTATGTGATGCCAAATACATAGCCAAAGAAAGTGTCTGTAAAAGCATTACCTGTAATACTTAGTGTAATACTCTCATTTCTTGGAAATGATTTATCAGCACCACCAAGGGTCATAGATGGAATTGAGAAGTCCAAAGCACCATCTTGGTTTCTCACCCCATAGTTTAGACTTACTGTACAGTTATTTCTAACTGCTTCAATAACACCTGTATCGGTGAAGATAACATCTGCCGTCCCGGTTACTTCAAGAGAACCAATGTTTACAAAAGCTGCACCAAGTGTTCCAAGAACTTTACGGGCATTTACATTATTGTTAATAGCAATTTCTAAACTATCAAAATAAGATGTCAATCCAGTCTCATCTGCTTTATTAACTCGAATACGTGTATAATCAGAAGATGTATTAAAAGCAGATGTTCTTGTAGGAACTTTTCGTGTAGCTGATACTTGTGTCTGAGTCGGAACTGCTGTATCCAAACCAACAAAACCCATAGTTAGTGTACATAAAGCTTGACCAGGGTTTGAAAATGTAAATGTGTTTGCATAATTACCTTTTGCATACTCATACCAGTTTTCATTACTTGCAGCTCCAAGACCAGCGTAAGCTGCTTCAAATGTATATGTCTCTCTTAAAAACTTAGGATCTTGAACAGGCTGATCTCTAATAAAACTTCCAATAAAAATCTGTATAGTTTTACCTGCACCAGTATCTGTAGTATAATCTTGATCTCTATGATCAAGTGTAAGTTTATTAGCTTCTACAACTCTAACCCTTGCCAATCCTTTGTTATTAGTACCTGCAAACTGTGTAGCTGTCTCATTACCACCAATATAAATCTTCTGACCAACTATAATTCCAAGTGTAGTAAAGTCCAAAGCTGTTGAAGTTAGATCACCAGATGCATTAATCTGAAGATCCCCGCTCGCTCCTTGAAAACCAGCAACCTCTACCATTGCACCAGCAGGAGGAGATGATTCTGCAACCAAACCTGTTGTTTTAATTTCTGTTGATGTTGAAGCACTTCCTACAACTTTCAAACCATTATTCTCTAAGTTCTGAAAGTTTCTTGCATAGATAAGTGTACCTGCATCAAGATTACCACCACTTCCTACTGTATATCCAGTAGATGTAACAGCAGTAGGGTCAAACTTTGCTTGTGAATACCAGCTTGAATACATAAATCCTTGAGAGAAATCAAGGAAAGAATCAATGGTAAGATCTGCCGGTAATTCGACAGAACTATCAAGATCTGTTGGTGACCCTTTACGAGGACCACGTGTGTTTGCAATTGGATTTCTTGGAGTGGTTGTAATAGTAGCACCAAGGGTGCTAATATCATTTACCTCCAAACTTTTAAATGTTGGTGAACCTGCAAGTACACCGGGGGACTGTTCTACTGAATAACTTATGACTGTCTCGTTTGTTGAAGCACTCAAATTTTATTTCTCCTTTTTAATCATTTTATTTCTTATCACTAAAACTAAATTCAATATTGCCATTAAACTGATACCAATTACCATCAGGACCAGTTGGTGAAAAGAAAGCATTGTAATAAGAAATGTTATTAATATTCTCACCTTCAAATATCTTAATTATCTTTTCACATAAATCATTACCATCATATGTACCTGAATATAGAGGTGTAAACACCTGAAATAGGATCATACCAAGCCTTTTAAAGCTTCTACACCCCTTACCACCAATAGTCTGTCCTCTCCCTTCATTTTGCTTAATAATCATTCTTACCCAAGGCAAAGCATTTGGTTTATCAAACTTTAAATCTTCTAAAGCAACGAGTGTTGCTGGCATCCCAGGTGAACTCCATTCAGTTAGGAAATGTGATAATGTTATATTACTTGCTTCTAAAAATGTTGTCATTTCATACCTTCACTCCTCCTAATTGTTTTATTTAATTTTTGATTCGGCATATTGTCCCCCCATAGCTACAAACCCACCAGGATTTTGAGTACTACTTCCAGCATCTAAGTCACTTATCCATGAATTTGGATTGTTGATAAATATACTTCTAATATTCTCTAATGTTGCTAATTCTAAGTTATGAATACTTTCTTCTTGTCGTGCTTTAGCTGTATTAGCTCCAGTTGATGTACTCGGTTCACCTACATGATTCAATGAAGGTGAGTTTAGAGATATGTGCCAGCTATTAGAAGTAAATCCTGTATCTCTTGGTGTCCCTTTAGGTGGAGGTGATGTTACATAATCAAGAAAATCAATAGCTGTTTGTTTGTATTTATGTTCGATATCCTCTTTGATAACATCAAACTCTTTATCTAATTCTTTTGCGAATGTTTTAAAAGATTTAGCCATATACTACCTTTTTATTTACGTATCCACAGTTATTTACGTAACTGTAGTTCATAATAAATCACATCATTATTTACTGTGTAAGGTGTGATAGTAACAATAGAATATTCGTCTGAGTTAACTGTAATCTTATCAGTATCACCATTGAAAGTAATTGTCGGAGATACATACATAGGAATATCTGTGATCTCTACAAGTTGTTTGTTAATCATTTTTTTGTCGTAAGCTGATAAAAATCCTGTAATTGTATGTGTTGTTTCTGTTTCTGCATACCTTTTTGTCGGATTCAAAGGGTCTATTAGAGTTCCAGAACTTGTCTTCCTTTTCAGTGTATAACTACTTCCATACTTAGCTATTAGATTTGTAAAATTAACTTTTAAATCACCTGCATATGCCATTAATTACTATCACCTCCTGTATTAATTAATCTCTTTGTCTGTCTGCCTTTCACTTCTATCTTTTAAAACAGCAAGAGTTTTATTTATATTCTTAAGTTCAGAATATGTTTTCTTATCGTTACTTCTCATTCTCTCTTCTATATTATCCAAAGTTCGATACATATTTTCGCAAAGAACCTCTATTTTATGCACCTTCTCGTTTGTCTTTTCTAAACCAATTTGGTTTGCCATTATTCTACTATTGTGTTCTGAGGATACACGTTGTATGTCTGCCTGAACATGTTCTACATTTATCTTATTAGACTGTATAGAACCATAAGCAAAAAAAGCACCAGAACACACACCAGCTAAACACAAAGGTAACATAACCTTAGAAAGATAATCTAAAACTCTATCCCAAAAAGTACTATTATCATTATCTCCCATCTACATAATAACTCCTTTCTTTCTTTCTTCCTTTTTTTCTATTTAGCAGTGGAGAAGATGGATACTAATCAATACTCCTCCACTGCAATTACCTATTAACTATTTAATATGTCACTTCCAATACATTATGGTGTCACCTCCCCAACCTTTATTAGACTAACAGATGCTGATTCTTGTACCAGTGTCCCAAGAGAAAAAGTTTTTGATATTGAAATAAGATCAGCAGTTGCATCTGATTTTGTATAGTAAATTTTAAATCTTATAATATCCCCACTATCTACTTCTACATCTCCTGGCAGAAAATAAGTCCCGTCTTCTTTTACTTTCAAAACACTCATGTTATTGGCTAACTCCCACACACCGGTTGAAATTGGCTTTTTTTCAACCCACACATAAACTTCTGGATCTCTATCCTCATCAATACTTAAAATTAAATGACCACAATACTTACCACCATGTGTAAAAGTTATTTCACCAGAAGATAAAGAAATATCTAACGCATTTTCAACAGTGTTAAATTCAATAATTGTCTCTATTTCAAGAGATAGTGATAAATTTGTTGACAAATGGGCATTTAGTCTTGGTGGATTGGAACTTCCAGAATAATCAGCTTTAATTGTTTCGTTAGACCCAACATTCTCAATAGTAAATGAAATATTACCGTTGTTAGATAGTTTATCTATTAAATGACCTGTTGTTGTGTCATCAGCACTTACCTTAACAAACTCATCAGAGTTAGGATTGTTATAACATCTTGCATCTTGTATTTCTTTATTACCAATATCTTTTGGTAATCCACCATTATCAACTTTTATCTCAATGAAAGCAAGTGTCACTGAGTCATCAATATGCGCAGCAGTATCAGGTAGCTCATACTTATCAGCAGCAGGACCACGAGTTGATTTTATGACTTCATCACCATCAACATAGATTGTTACAAAAGCATGTTGATAACTTGTCAATCCAGTGTAATGTGATGTAAGGTCATAATCACCACCAGTAGCAACGGTCTTTATAAAACCATTAATCATATAAGTACCGTTGTTATATTGTAATGACTGACTCTTTGGATCATCTTCAGCAATCATCAAACCACTAACCCAATGATCACCAGTACCATTGCTCGACATATTACCAAGCTTTGTTCTTTCATCGGCAGTCATTACTTTAGAAGTAACACTTTCTGCCATATTATCCATATCAAATACATCATCAGCAATTGTATTAGGATCATAGATTTCAATACTTAATTCAGTAGCAGGAAAGTCAACTGATGCAACATGATCAGAAGCAATGGCTGTTGTACCACCCTTACCTATCTCACCATAATTCCACCCGTTTTCCGTTCCGTCACTGTTGTAAAAGATCCACCCTTTATCACGATTGTTCAGAGTTGCGGTATGGACAATTGAGTCAGATGCGTCCCTGATCGTCACAATACAGTTATAAGCATCAAACTCCTTTTTCTCGTCACGTACCGTGAAAGATGAAGTCTCCTCGAAAGGTATGTTGATGGTGACTGTTGTGGCAGGTGTCAGAGTATCAACAATGTAGTTCCTTGGCCCATCAAGATCTGTGTCCGCGCTGATCTCTGTGTAATCTGTGGCTATTGGTTTGTCTACCAAGGTTATGCCACCAAACTGATCTACCACAAAATCATTAGTATCAAAATCAGTCCCGATTACATGATAATTTGTATTCTCTGGTAACTCTCCATCCTGTAGCGTTTCGAGTCGGCCATCCGTGCCTGATTTTATTTCCCATACCTGGTCTAATTCGTCACCTACGAATATCGCATCGGCTGGTTCATCAGCAGACTCGCCAGTGCTCAAAGACTTGAAATCGATATCAATGTCAACCATGTCTGGTCCACCGAGATAAGATTCAAGAAATGAACCATCCGTCTCACTTGCTTGAGCTTTAAGCAGGAAGACCATATCTGTGGTTGCGTCCCATCCCCACTCATTCATGCTATAAGCGATATTGCTACTGTTTGCTTTAATATCAAAAGTTGTTTCCGAAGCATCTATTTTAAAGTTATCAGCTCCGGCGTTATAAATCTCCCACCAGAATGTAACGGATGTATCAGTTGATTTTTCAGAGTATAGCCTCAACCCTGTTTTAACATCCACCCTACCGCTTTTTTTAACCTTAATCCCTGCTCTTCCATATGTAGAGTCTTGCGGAGGGATATCATCTACAGAAGAGTTGCTTTCAATCGGTGCTAATCCTTTTCCTGGATTTCCCGTAGGCATCGGGGTTCCGGTAATAGGAAGATTGTTAATAGTAAATCTTAAAGTCTGATTGCCTTCAGAGTTAAGTGAAAAACCTTTGTATTCTTTATCAAACTCAAGGTGAGCTTCTTCAACGGTTGATGGTAATTTTAAATAGTAGCCTGTAAATGGGTCAGTACACTCGGCATTAAGGTTTCCTATCTCACATTCAAACGGGAAGGTGGCCGTTGTTGGTTTGATTAAAAACCCGAAGTTATTGATACTTGCATCAGTAGGCAATACTAAATCGTGATTAGTTGTGACATCAGTGCCTAATGATGTTTGTGGTATTAAGAATTGGTCTGCTACAGACCATCCAGACCGAAAGATAGGAGAACCATCACCATTAAATCCACTTACAATAGAAGTCCTTGTGTTAGTAGAGTCTCCAGTATACTTGCAGACATAGGCATCAAAATCAGAGTTGTCATTTGTCATGGTGACAGAAAAGCGCATTGGTTTTCCTTTCAGCGTATGCGACTTTTCATTATCAATAACCTCATCAAGAGAAAACATTGTAACCGCACCGTCATCTTTTATATTAAGATGATTGTTTCCTTGACCATGCAATAAATTAGTACCGGCAAGAAGATGTGCGTTGTGAGTTTTAAAAAGTATATTTCCCGCTGTAAGCAACGTTTCGGCTACAGGATAGGTAAAATCAGCCTTGAAATCTATAATATCAGCACCTAAATAATAAGAGCTGTATTCAAGATTTTGAGCAGTATCTAATTCAAACTGCTGTAATGCATCACCTGTTTTATATTCAGATGTAAGGCATTGGATCAACAACCCTGTACCACCATTTGCCCTATCCCCGAGAATAACCTCACCCTGTTGAAATGTATCTGTCACAATACACTTAAACTCCTGCAATCCAGTGACGTTTACTATTCCTGCGGCTTCCATTATTCCAAGGCGCTGACCAGATTTGAAAGCTCTCTCAACAACAATTGGTTTTCCGTTTTTGTCTGTAATATATCCAAGATCTGGATCTGATGGGTCTGCGTCTTTCTTCACCAACTCAAGCCTGACATTTCCATCTCTCGGAGCCGTCCCGATCAAAGCCGCTCTGAATACAATAAGGTAGTCATTGCCACCAGATACATTAGGGTCAAGACCATCGAACTCTTGAATGCCGTATGCCTTATTAGTTCTATCAATCTCAATAAACGCACCCCTGTCTTTTACGACATTTTCGAAAAATAGAGCGCCTTTAAAGTATTTATTTTCATCTTCGAAACGTGGAAGTATTGATTCTGTATCACCAAGATATCCTAAGAATCCAGGGACATGAACTTTCTCATAATACCCTTGCTGTATATCCATTATCAAGGTGTCTTGTGCTGAAGGGTGAGGGTATGCTCGTAATGGCGGGTTTAGTTCAATAACGTGTCCCTGACCTGTGTATTGAGTTGGATTCCCATCTCCATCAAGAGTCATAAGTTCTGTATACGATTTTAAATTGGCATCCGTAGTGTTTATGGCTTCAACCTTCATCCCATTAACTACTAATTTTTTAATGCCACCAACGTCATTAACACCATCATCAAGCTCTATACCAGCTTCATCTGTGTTTGTACCTGATAACCCAACAACCCATCTGGTGTCATCTTTTTTAACGAAGTAAGCAAATGAATCAGGTCTTATAATATAGTTAGACCCTCCGTCAATACTATACCCACTTGGAGAATTTATTATAACATTGTAAGTATCCGACTTATTAACAACACCATATTTAGTTGCATTTTCGTTGTGTGCGAAATTAGGTAATGTAGTTGTTATATCTTCTATTGGGTTAACAATCTCAACATAATACTCACCTCTGTACGAGGACGGTATGGTTGGTGCAATACTCCCAATATATCTATAAACAACCTCTTCTTGAGCCAGTATTGCTCTTATTGCAGTAATTTCAGATGTATTATTTTCTTGTTGCTGTCTTTCAGCAGCAGTAATTATTTCTCCACTACCGGCATCAGTGATATCATTAAACTCTGTAACTGAATGATCAGCAGGATTAAAAACTTCACCACCAATATCAAGCTCATCTATAGTCTCTAAAGCTTTCTGTATTTCATCATCTGATGCTGAGAGATTCTTATTAAAGTTTGTTGTGTCAACTTCAACTGCATCAGCATCAGCATAAGGTTGACCGGTAGCACTAACTAATTTCCCAAATAATGGTATAGTCATCTTATAACCTCCACTGTCTCTCCAGATACAACACTTCCAAGTAAAAGATTATTACTAATCCACACATCATATGATATTGTATTAATTGTAATAGCAGATGTGTTTTTAGTGAATGCCCCAATCTGATTTATACCGCCTATAACGAGTTTTGTTATATCTGCTTCAGATGTTGGTTGTGCAATAGCAAAGTATTTGCTGCCTGTGTATGTCTGAATATTTATCTTTATTGCTGTATTTATTTCTGCATGTCTTGAGGTTATGCTAACATAATTAAATGCATTTGCATCATGAGATGTTTGTACATCCCAATACATTAACTCCTCTGCGTCAACAGCAGATACTGTAAATGATTTACTTATAATACCACCAGTTGTAAGGGTAAACTCAAGAGTCCAGGTTGAAGATTCACCAGAATTTAATGTAATAGGGGATAAGCTTTGGTTAAAAAAATAACCAGCTGGAGAAATGTCAGCTTTTAATATTCCACCATTCTGTCTTAGCGTACCATTACCTACGACACCTTCATGCATTTCTAAACTAAAATCAAATGTTCTATTACCTGTTAGAAGTGTACCGGCAGCAACCTTTGTTGGCTGATCTCTCATTATAAAAGTTTTAATCTTTGTATGATCTCCACCTAAATCTTCCATTCTTGCTAAATCAACATCTTTCCAGGCACGATAGGTTTCGGTAAACCAAGGAATGTTTGAAGCACTTCCTTTAACTCGACCACCACTTATTGTTATCTTATACTCATCACCAATTCTTACATCTACAGGTGATGTTTTATTAATAATATTAAATTTATTTAACCCAGGAGATGCAACTCCAAAATTGTATTTCCAAACCTTCTCATCAGATGTTGTTGTAATTGATATTGTCAAATCTGTAGCTGCATCTTCAAGTTTCAACTGAAAATCAGCTATTCTGATATTATCAGATGCAGTGTAATTAAATGTTACAGGGTCAGACAGTGTTTCAGTATCTATCGGCTGTTTAACAAAATCTGATTTAATATCACCAATCCACTTCCTATTTCTAACTCTGCCAGAAGCATCTAAATTTGCTTGCTGCCATGCAGGGGAATAAACTTCATCTTGAAAATCAAGTTTAAAGAAGACATTCTCAATACCACTGCTTATTGTCTGAGCATCATCAAATGATAGTGAATTACTTCCAACAGTTAATGAAGCCGGTGTTCTAAGATTACCTGTTACTGGATCGTGATCAATACCACTATCATATGGAAGTTTGTCAGGACCAACACCAATAGCAGGAATATGATTATCAGAAACATGAGAGAAGTCAGTACCACTTCCTGGTAGCCCTTCAACAGCAGTTACACTTCCGTTATCAACCCAACTACCTCCTTGTCTAATCTGATGTACAACAATAGTATTCCCACCATCTAAATATATTAATCTAATATTAAGATTACTATCAGCATCATATTCAGCAAGCCAAGAAGGATTTGCAGATGAGTAAGCATCTCTAACAGCTATAGCAGCAGCTTTATTTGCAGCAGGAAGGACTATCGAAGGAGAGGCTGTTGCATCACCACTTGTAGCCCCAAAAAGATTGTCTAAATGGCCTAAAGCAAAACCACCACCGGTACCACCTCCAAAATAAGGTCTAATAGCCATAATATGAACCTCCTGTATTATTATAATTTAAGTTCATATTAAGCTTCCTGCACTGATAATGGTCCCCATCCTTTAGCCCAACAACCACTCTCTCCACTATCAACAGTGAAAGCACGTATAGAACCTTTAATCTCAATTCTTATACCTTTTGTATCATTATTAAGTGGTTTTGTTGCTGATAGTATTACACTCACATCAGATGTAGATTTGTTAAAAAGAATTAATTTAGTACCAACAGTAATGCCTGTAGCTGCATAAAGATCTTGGTACTCTTCACCATTCAAAATTACATCAGGTCTTGTGTCTGCCATAATTTCCTTTTTCTTCTCCTTTTTTATTGTTTCTTTTGAATTATTAAAACATTATTACATTGTCGGGGAAATTATGTTGTGTTATATAAATTTACTTGTTAACTTACTTGTTAATAACTACATCGTTGACTATAATCGTCACATTGTCCATCAAATATATCAATATCTTCGCCGGGAGATACATATATTTGAAAATGTTTAAGTTTAACTAAATGATCTGTGTATCCAATAATTGCACAGATAAAAGGTAGATCATATTTAATCCAATCAGGCCAAGGATCTTTGATTCTATTACTCTTAAAACTTTCTATTTCAAGAGGCCCAAGTTTCTCTTTCTTTACATCAGTAGATGATATTGAAGAGTTAGAAGAATTTTTAATAGCAGCTAACTCAATAGATAGGCAAAGTATTTGATCATATTTTGTATCATCATCACCTATCTTTCCAATAATCATCTCATCTAATTTTTCTATTTGATCATCAGATAATGTATTACCATCTGGCAACCAAAACTTTACATCTTCTCTTAACTTATCTCGATCAATAGTTGCCATTTATCAACTTCCTTTATAATAATTTTCTAAGGGCCATATTTCAGGCCCTATATAAACTATTATTTTTATTACGTATTCTTCAAATGAGTGATAAATTCTGGTCTGCGATTAGCGAAGAGCACATTACTTTCAAAATAAGTGTTAAGACCAAACCTATCTTCATAACTCCACATATACATATCGCGAGCCTCTTTATTCACATTCTCTCTATCAATAGCAGGAGCATAAGCTTTTGCAAGCCAACCACTAAGACCCATTGGCATAAGGTATGCATCAGTGTCAGCAATTACTTTTGTACCTGTAAGAATTTCATTACCAATATGAATGTAAAGAACACCATCAAGCATACCTTCAAAGTTCCGATAGGGAAGATCACCAGTACCAAAAGAAGACTCAGGAACAGGCATTGATGCAAGATCAAGACGATTTCTGATTTCACGGTTTAGAGTTGTAAGCTTTTCAATCTCCAACCTCTGATTAAAGTAAGTAGTTCCACAAAGACAAACCATCATTCCAGCAGACATTCCCGCTTTCATAATTTTCTGAGTAATATTATCAACTTCAGCATTCATAAGATCTTCATGATTTACATTCTCATCAAGTTTCATATCAACTTTAGCAGGACGAGCACCACCAATAAGATCTGTGTAATAATTATACTGTGTATAAGGTCCATCAAGGATGATATTCTGATCAGTCAGAAGGAGAGAGGCAATACCATACTCTGTAAACAAACCCCAAGCTCTTTCAGCTTTTAGAGCCATCTGACTTTCAACATAAGCCTCATTCATAAGCTCCATAGTGCCAGGCTGTCGTCTGTCCATCCAATCCTGTGCCATGACATTATATCTAAGACCAAAAGAAGGTACACCATAGTATTTCATATCGTGCTGATCTTTCTTCAGATCCTTACCAATCTCATCATAACGTTTACCACCTGGCATCGCCAGTGTCTCAAATGTACGATCAAATTCATAAGTATGAGTTTTAAGGTTGTCTGTAGTAAAAGATCCACCGAACAAAGCAGTAAAAATTCCCGGCTTTACCTGAAAATTCTGGAGAAGATCTGTTCTATCGTGGAATAGCCAAGGGTTTCCTTGTGAAGTTACCTGAGCCTGTTTCTTTACATCATAACTGATTTCTGTCTGATTAATTTTCATATATTATTTTATTTCACCTCTCATTAAATAAAAGAAGGAGTGACTTCAGTGGCACTCTCTACAATTGCAATTTTCTGCTGTTCAAGTTTATTTTTAAAAAGCCCCTGATTGGTTCCATTTGCAGTTCCCCAATCCAATCCAGCTTCACTCACACCAGCCTCACCTCTAAAAATAACTGTCATTTTAGTGGCTGTATCTGCAATAAGTTGTGTATCTGCTTCATTAAAACCAACACCTCTATTATCACCAACAGTAAGACAGATAGGTGATTTGTCAGGAAGTGGTGATGTAGCAATAGCACTAAAATCTTGAGCTATAAAAACCTCAAAAGCAGAGGTTGTATTATTCCATACAAGAGGGGTTCCAATTGGATCAATAGCAGCAGTTCCTTTTACATCAACTGTTGCAAAATAGAAGTTAATACCCTTCTCATACTGAAAATTATCATACCCTTTAATTAGTTCAGAAATCTGTCGTCTTTTTGTACTATTAGTTACTGTAGGCATTATATATTACTTCCCCTCCTGATTGTCTTCTTTAATTCCTTTAGATTTATTAAAGTACTTAGTGAAATCTTCGTTAAACTTATCAACTTCTGTCCTACCTTCAGGATTACCTTTCAGGAGTGCATCTTTATCCTCACCATCCTCACTACCAACCTCTTCATCCAACATCTTCTTCAAAGTATTCTCTTCAGGTTTCTTATCCTCAGACTTAGCTTTTTCTACAGCCTTTGTTGAAACATGTTTGATAGCAGCATTAAAAGCTTTTGTAAGAATTTCTCTTGACTCAAATTCAATAGTAGAGATAATCTCAGCTACACCTTTTTTAATTTCTTTCTGTTTATCTTCATCATTAGAAAAAATAAAATCCTTAATCAATTCATTAGATTTAAGAATCTCATTCTCTTTCTTCATCTTCATAACTTCCTGCCGTAGTGCATCAAGTTCCTCAACACTAACAACAGGTGTCTCTACCACACCATCATTCTGTTTAGACATTGTTGTTTCTTTCTCCTTTTGTTCTTCTTTTATATTTGGATTTTCTTCAGCTTCATTTAGAATATCTGTAGTTTTACTAACAGATTTAATAGTTATATACTCTTCTTTCCATTCCCCAAGTTCTTTAAGAATACCTGTCTCTTCTTCTGTATAAGTATTTTCATCTTTACTTGATTTTTCAACAGACTTAAGAATAAATGGTTCATTCATTTCACTTGCAGCCCCCATACCACTTGTCATAGCAATATGATCAAGATCAATATCCTTCAAATACCTTTTAATCTTTTTTGGTTTCTTTTTAGGGGTTTTTATTTTATCAAGATCATTCATCTTCATCAACCTCCTCAATACTTCCTGCTATACCACCAATAGAAGGGCCTTTAATAATACCTTGTTTTCTAAGTTCCCATGCCCTCTTGTTTTTATACTTAACAACAATAACAGGTTGCCCTTCATAAATTTCCTGATCACCAACAACACAATCCCAAGGATTCACAAAGGCTTTTACAAAAGAAAAAGCATCAGTTTGTGTTTTGTGGAAAAGATATGGTTTTAAAGTACCATCTGCTATTTTCTTATTTGCGTTATCAACCATCTTCACTATCTCTTCATCTGTCATTGCATCTTGAACACAATCTGCGACATTTGGTGGACAATACATAGGTTCATAAGCAATCATTTTCTCTTCAATGTATTTATTTACAATCATATCGTATACCTGATCTTCAGATCCCTTTGATTTATTTTTAATACGTTTAGCTGATGCAATAGCTTTAGCATAAGCGCTATCTTCTTTCTCACCATCTTTAACAAGTTTATTAAACACGGATATAAAAGTTTTAACTTGACTGTCAGATAGATTCTTTAATGCTTTAACTTTCTTTCTTGCATCAGCTACATTAGCATAAGGAATTTTAATCACCCCCAGTGTATAATCTATTCTTCAATCTCACCAACATATTTTCCAGTGGTTGCATCTACTAAAGCACTGCCATCTCTTATAAAATACTTTATACTCTTCTGAGTATCTGAATTCTCCATGTTAGATGTAGATGTACTTCCACCACCAGTGTTTTGGGAATTACCTGTACCTGAGCTTCCTTGGCTTTCTCCTGCTCTACTCTCTCCTTTATCACTGAAATCTAATTCATCAACACCTTCTGTGTCCCAACCAAACTCTTCATATATAGTTTTAAGAGCTATTGGCGTAATGGCATTAACACTCTTCATTCTTTGTACGACTTTCGATAAAATTTCATTATCAACTTCAGTAGGAGAGATAGGCTCAAATCTTGGCATATCTTTCCAATCAAGTTCAATACCATTAACTTCAAGTAGACGTGGAATTAATTGTGTATTGATTACATTAGTCTTTTGAAGAATATTGTTTTGTACAGCCAGAGCATGCATTGTTGTGATGTTGTTTGAGAGTGCATAACTACCAACTTCACCTTGACCAAGAAGAATTGCAGATGTAAGGAATGTATTATAGATTGCTTTTCTCTTTTGATCTATAATCTTTGTTGTGTCAAATGAGTTAGTTGAACTACCGCCTTCTACACCCATAAATTTGACATCATATAGAGGTTGTTTAGTTATCTCATCTACATCACTTGTAAGCACCATAAGTGCATTCTCAGCGGAATGAATAGCTGCTGCATCCTGTTGTAATGCAAGATATTCAGCAGTCGCTTCTGGAAATCTCCCTTGCGGATCATTTGCCCTTTCAATCAATTGTGAAGGAATTCGTAATAAAAGAACACCGCCAAGTCCCTTTGTTATAGCTGAGATCTCAAATTTTTCTATTAATTTCTTCTCAGCCCAGGCGTTGTAACAATCCATCAATGGAGAGTTGCCTTGTGGGTTGTTGTTAGTTGAGTTATAAGTGAAATGAAGAAGTTGTTCTCTTCTTAGAAATGGATAACCATTTGTATAATATTTAGCAGAGTTAAGGAGATTTATATTACCAAGAAAATCTGTTGATCTTCCAGATGTCATCTTTCTTTGATAAAGGTTCTTATTCTGTAAGAAACCTTCAAACTCTCTATTCTTATTATCCCAAACCCAACCATAAACTGTTTTTTGGCAACGAGGAGAGAGTTTCTTAATACCAATAGCACCTTTGTACTTACCCTTCTTATACTTTCCAGTAACTATATTAGCAAATGAGAATCCATATTTAAGGTCTGTTGCTGCGTTGATACAAAAATCAAGCCAAGTACCATAAGACATGTTATGAAACATGTAATTAATCGCATCTGAACTTACTCTGCTTGCATAGCTATTACTTTCACCAGGAATAACTTTACCACCATACATTGAATTAACAACAAGCATATTTGTAAAATTAACAGAATTGCTTACAGCATCATCTTGACACATAACATCAAATGTACAAAGTCTGCGTGGCATTGCGAGTTCTGTCTTTCTTGAATCCTGAATAAAATAGTTTCCAGAAACAATTCCAGGCTGACCAACTTCAATTGTTGATGTCCTTGTTGAAAGTTTACGTGCCTGCTTATTCACATAAACGTCTTGCTTAACATTAGGAGATGCTCTTTTGTTTTTATTCTTTTTTCGTTTTGACATTATTTATTATCCTCATCAACACAGATATGTTCTACGTTATCAATATAGATAACACCTCTCGTTTTATGAGGTGACGTACCATCCACAACTGTTTTAAAAGATGTTATTTCAAGAGACTTTGTTAAATCTTTACCATCATTGTCCAAAATCTCAATCTTATTTTTTCTTGTTATAATTTTCAATCATTCACCTGTTTAAAAGAATCTTTATTAAGAAAGATATCAAGTTTTACATCTTCCTCTTTATCTTCATAGTTTTCAAGCCACTCACGAATAAACTTCTTAAATTTCATTGGTGCTTTTTCAAGTGATTTATCATAATCGATATCACACTTTTTACAAAATTCTTTATATTCATCAACTTTTGTAAGTGTTTTAAGATGTTCAAGTGATAGATCAATACTATCACGTTCAAAAACAACCCTAATCATATTAGGGAGGATGATAGGAACATCTTTCAATTTATTCCCTGTATTCTCACAAACTTTCCAACCATCTTCAAACCACTTATTAACCTCTTTCCAAAACATACTCACCCAAAAAGATCCAAATGGTTTATAAATAAATTCTTTCTTTTCTTTAATCATTTTTTATTATTTGTTGTAATCTCTGATTACAAACTCCTTTCATTTAAATTATATATTTTCTTTTTTTTCATAGAAGATAGCTTTGTATCATCCCCATTCGGTACGAACGAATTGATATCCCCTACCAGCTTACATATGATTTCCCCGGTGTCAGTAATCCCTGAGAGATCAACATCACCGCCGCCCTTGAGCGTTAGCGTGGCACCGGCCCGAACTGAGTAGCCAGTGGGCGCATAGTTGGCTTCGGTGATAGTTTTGGACACCCGGTCATCATAAGGCCCCATATTTGGTATGAATAGGATGGGCTTGCCGTCGATATCCGTGGCCGGAGTAGACTGGTCGTGGATGCCCGGGATTACCTGACCGGCTCCTACGATTGGGGAATTCGTGGCCGGTCTGCCAGCTGTATCAAGCTGCGGATCAGCGCTAATTGATTTTGCGTCTGTTCCCGTCACATCTCTAAAAGCATTTAACGTGTCGTAATCAACAACCGGAACGGCTTCGGACTCCCATAATCTACCAATCTTACAAGATAGGCCATCGGCCACGAAATAATCATTGCTGTCGAAATCTATGCCCGTATAATCCGAACCATCCCTCAAATAAATGCAATTGATATTTACATGATTGATAGTGCCAGTCGGAATCTCAACGATGTTATTTTTAGCAGTGACGTAATTTCCAGCGGTAGCTGTGGCGCACAGGCCATGACCCACAGCGGCAGCAGGGCTGTGTCGGATGTAATTCCCAAACACTTTACACGGGCCTGCTGCTGTTCCGTACAGATACCCCACGGAGTTGACTATGGAATCCAAAATCTTGTTATTCGTGAAAATTCCACCGATATTACCGGTTGTTGTTCCGACACCCGTGTAGCATCCCTCAATAATATTGTCTGCGAAAACACCACCACGCCCAGTAATTAATCCAAACCCTGCACCGGCGGGATATTGCTGCCCATTCCAACAATTCCGGGCAGTATTTTTCCTGATGGTAGCATCTGTATTATAGTTATAAATCCCGGTACCACACGCCACGGATTCACACTCTTCAACGATACATCCGACTTTCTCAGTCACCCCGGCATACAATTTTATACCACCCGTTTGAGTGTCGTATCCGTGCCTTACACGCAGGCCGTAAACATGGATGTACGCTTTTGACACGGCGAAACAATGCACGGTGTGAGGTGCAGAGATAGTGTGGTCTGCGATATCACCGTCAACCCCTACGTATAGTTTTTGAGCGCCGGAATCGTAGAAGAAGGAATTTTCGGTAATTTCAGCAATCGAAGAAACTGAAGGTAGAGGAATCTCATTGTCAAGAACGATAAAAGACGCAACAAGAGAAGCGAGATCAGCAACATAAATACCGGCTGCATGTAAGGACCATCCGGTCAAATAGTCCGAAGGCTGAAGCGTCGCGGGCTCTTCAGCGTCACCGTAATCGGTATATGTTATTGGGTCGCTTGAAGTCCCTTCAAAACTGGTGCCTGTGGCTTTCGGCCACACAACACCTCGTTTAAAACGGATGATGTCACCAGGATTGTAAGCCACTCCACCACCATACCATCCGGACATGCCCCGGTCGTGTTTATACGGCGCGGCGAACGTCCCTGGATTCAGATCGTCTCCATATTCGTAGTCAACGAAAATCTCACGCATTCACCACCCCCTCAAACGAAACTTTATCCCACATAAAATTGCTTTTCATTATTGATTTCCTCATTATTCCTTAACAAACATAATCTGTAACATATCATTACCTTTAGCATAAAACAGTACATCATTCTTATCATAACTTCTCTTCTCAAAACCAGTGTTTAATGGAAGAGTTCCATCTTCTAATGAAAATGTGAAAGATTCAGAACTTGTATTACTCCACTTTACTTCTAAATCACCGCCATTCACTGTCTTAGCTAAATAAGTGTCAAAATCTAAATCTTCTGGTATTGTTACAGGTTCAAATGAACTTGTTAATTGTTGATTATGTATATAATCTAATGGTTTTCTTATGAAATTCTTATTATTACAATCTATCATTGGTAATTAATTATCTCCTGTTATGTATTCATTTCTTTTTTTCTCTTCTTCTCCTGCTGCCTTATTCAATATGTATTTTCCACCTAAAGAGGATATTGTGTGTTTATTTATTAAATCAAATATAATATCCTCTACAAAATATTTTAAATCAATTATTGAAGGAAATAGAATTCCATCATTTGTTATCTGAGCAGATTCACTACTGTTTAAATACTTTGAAATTTTCATAAATTTATGTGTTGATCTTCAAACTTTAAAAAATCTTATTGACATTAATTGCTTTATTTTGTAATATGTGTTTATGTCGAGGTTTATCTTTGTAAGATAAAACTTTGTTTATAAACAAAATATTTAAAGAGTATTTAGAAGACTATTAGACATTGTCTTTAAATTTTGTTGATTTCTACAAACTATCGGGATGTTTTTCTTTTGGGAAATGTAGTTAAAGGCTGTAGCTGTAGCATCGGCTTGATCATCTTTACGTGTTCTTGAAGAACGCTCACCATCAAAATCTTCAAGCTCCTTATAGTAGGCATCAAGAGTTTTTCTGTCAAATGTACTCTCAACTATGCTTACTAAACCATTCTGACAAGCAATAGAAAACGGTTCAAACCTCTTTAGTTTACTTGCTGTAGGACAAGCAGGGTCTCTTTTAACAAGAAAACCCTCAGACATTAATACCTTTGCACTTTCCTTATACTCAAATTTTCCTGCGCTACCAGGATCTTCACTCAAAACTATAGTGCAAGATTCTCCATCACTTATAGCTTGTTCAAGAATTATATTCTCTCTTTCACCAGGAGTCTTTCTAAACCTACCGTAAGTATTAGTTACATCATCATAATTGTTTTTACTATGCTGGCCTGTGATTATAAAATCACCATTACGAGTCCTCCAAACCTTACAACAGGCTGTAAAATCTGGATGTAATTCTTTTTCCGAAGGCGGCGAGGATGCACGGTCCCAACCTCTACAACAAGTACTACCTCTTGGGACTTCATCTAATTTATTGAGCCAGTCTCTATCAAAATATTTAGCGGCTTTCTCTTTCGCAAACCAACAACCGTGTAAAAGTCTATCCCTATCTACATCTTTTAGTGACTCCAGGTGGGCCACATACTCAGGTTGATTTTCCATTAGGTAAGTGTTATCATAACAATTAGCCGATATAAAAGAAAAAGATATTGGCATTACTTTATCACCAAACTTTTCTTTAAGTTCTTCTTCAGTATCGGCAAATGTTACATCCTCACCTCTACGAATAAAATATCTTTTCTTACCATCAAGCGATTTAATAGGGAAACCGCCCTCATCAAGATTATCTATGACGTATTTCAGGATAAATGTATCACCATAAGGGTTTGTAGTGCAAACTACCCTCCCTGGATATTTTGATCTTGATCTAAGGCGGGAAAAGAGAAAAACGAATTGCTGTTCTTCGAACGTAAAAAGTTCGTCGAACCCGATAAAACTAAATTGCGAACCAGATTGCTTAAGAGTATCTTTAGGGTGATGCTGCATCGACGCAAGCTGGAGTTGCGCTCCAGAGGGGAATGTAAAACAAACCCTTGATCTATTTAGTGTCGGCCTATATTTTTTGGGGAGGCCAAAATACATTGCAGATGCCTCATCAAGCAAGCCTCCACCAGATTCAATTTCTGTATACGATCTCCTGAAAATGACACCACGCCAATTTGGACAATCAACGTACTTCAAAATCATCAGTAGCAAGAGATAACTTTTACCCGATCCCGCCGCACCTCCGCATATTAGAAGGGTAGAATCATTGTTTAAAATCATCTCTTGCTTTTTACTACAAGGCCCAAGCTGATGAGTTTCTTCATTACTTATTTTAGATCACCTCCTATTACCATATATAATTTTTAGATATCTCAGTCCAAGTCACTCTTTTTCTTATATCACCAACCTGATCCCAAGAAGCGTCAAATTTTTTACAAACATCTTTTACAAAACAACCTACATTGTCTTGTAGATATTTACATATCTCATGAACTTTATCTGTGTCCAAAATTTTATCTCTTAAATTATTATATATAGCGTGTTTATTATTTTCTTCATATGTTGCCCACTCTAAATTTACAATACAGTTATTTGTTTTGTCACCATCTATATGATTAACTGTTGGTTTGTCTTCTGGATTAGGTATGAAAGTTAAAGCCATTAATCTATGAATTAAGAAATGTTTATCACCAAATTCATTTACAAGACTTACACCATAGTATCCTCTTCCTATTTTTCTCGGTGCCATAAACTTATTAGATCTGTAACTCCATACTCTTCCTTCATATGTTACTGAATATTCTGGATAACCTATTACATCTAAAGATACAATATCATCTTCTTCTGGTTTGTTAAACGTAGAATCTAAGAGTCTTTTTATATATACAGATCTAAACCCATTAGAACCTTTTAGAGATACTGACTTAAACCCCCTACCATTCCTTCTAATATTAGGTTTAAATTTATCACTCGCCCTTCTTACAATACCTTCTTTGTTAATCTCATAATCAGGAAACTCTTTAATAACCCTAAACTCTTTTTCATCTTCACTCATAAAACAACATTCTCCTTTTATTTAATATTTTAAGATATTAGAGAATATCATTTCATAAACTTAATGTCAACAATTAATCATTTGTCCCTGTCTTCTCATCAGGTGTTTCACAGGTAAGTCTTAAAAATGGAGTTCCACCATTCTCCTCAGTTTTCTTTTTTGCCTTTTCTGACTGCTCTTGCTGTTGTTTCTTCTCAACCTCTTCATCAGTTAGATATTCAGCCTTACCACCAAGTTCTTTAAATCTATCATCAACTCTTTTAAGAACAATTTCAGCACACCCCTTCCTAACCACGGGTGATGATTTTGTACTAAACATTAGCTCTTTAATTATCTTTCTTGCTTCTGGTGCTAAATCAGAAGCCCATTTATCTGTATCAGCTTTAGCTTTTAGAATCTTTTTATTCTGTTGCCATTCTTTGTTACTACCTACAGGTCTACTGATGTCAATCACCTCCTACTCAATAGATGTTTCTTCATAGATTTCATCGTTAATCTCTTTAATAGCTCTCCTCCTCTCCTTACGTTTCCAATATCTTCTTGTAGCTTTCTTATTTCTAACATTTCTGATATTACTCTTACCGTCTAATCTACCTTTTCTTGATTTAAAACCAAAATAATGTAAATCAATACAATCAGGGCAATCAGTTTGAGGGAGTCTTGGAATTCCATATGGAAGCATAATATATCTCCATTTTACAACACCTTATCTATTAAATAGTATAAGGTGACTATAAAATTATAGATTCAAATTTGATGTTACTTATTAGTAACAGAGCAAGTACTTAATCAACTATTATTAAAATATTCCACCCATAGCTGCCATGGAAAAACCAGAAGATATTATATGATCCATTGGACTACTGTTATCTTTTATAGTTGATAAAGAAGAGTTATCTGAATAATCAGTTTTCCTATTATAAATACTTTCATTTGATTCTTTAAACTCAGTGTTAGCTAAAACCTTAGCTTTAAACTCAGATTTAATCTGATTACTTTTTGAAAACATTGAATCTTCTCCTGGAAATTTAGGAGAATCCCAAAAATTTATAAAAACATCAACTCTTTTAGCAAATTCTTCAGGATTATTCTTTTTTGGAGGATCTGGAAGAGTGTAATTCATAAATATATCTATATTCGTCACCTCCTACTAAATATTATTAATCATCTACAAACAATTATTATTTATTATAACCAAACAATTTAACTAAATATTCTGCCTCTACTTCAGCATAATCAATTTCCTCTACTGTGAACCAACCTTTTCGTCTTGCTTTGTCAGCTTTTCTTTTAAGTTCTTCTATAGACTTATTTTTACGATGTTTAGTTATTTTATCATTAATCATCATTATATTCACTAAGAAACTCTCTTAGCTTATCCGCTGCATCCAATCTATCTTCAATCTTTAATTTATCATTATTCATAACTGAAATATAAAACTTCTTAAGTTCTAAAACAATATCATCCATATTTCTTCCTTTCTTCATTTATCAAAATAATTAATACAATAATTATATCATGAATATTAATTTATTGCAACTATTTTATTACGTTTTTGTAATAAATAATAACAAATATGTTATTTTTGTTATAAATAGTTACAAATATGTTATTTCTTATGAATATAGTTATACATTTTTATATAAATATAAGAAACACCAAACCAAATATAATCTTTCAATAGAATTAAATCTATCATCTATTTATAATCTCCATTTTAACACATAAAATAAGCTGATAGAAAGATATTTATTCTAAACGTATACACTTACACCAATCAATACAAACACCTCTCTATCAACCTAAAATCAATGTTTAATAGCATGTATCAATTTTCAGATCAGATAAGCTGATATCTTCATTCCAACCCAACACACTATCAACACACCAATCATTATAATTATTGTCTGATTCATAGCAAGCTCTTCTACATTTGTCACACATAACATCCCTACCCCCCTCATTTAAAAACTCATTACAACACACACATCTATCATTTAATCTCCTATCGTAATCTCTCATAGTCATCTTCTCTTCACTTCTATTGTTTTTCATATACTTGTTTTATTTTTGTATTACAAAAACATATCTCCTTTTATTATTTATAATTGCACATATTATTCTGGCATTTAGAACAAAAGTAAATATCACCCTCATCTAAACTCTCAACAGACCTGATGTAGTTACCACAAACAGAACAAAACACATCAACAACTCTAACATCACCATCATAAGGTGGTTTTAAATCCTTTTGTATTGCTTTTATTTCTTTCTTAATCTTTGTGTGTTCTAAATACAATCTCCTATATTCTTCTCTTACGATATACAAATCTCTTTCAACTCTTTTTATATGTTCTTTAGATTGGTTGTAATCTTCAACATACCTTGAAATAAACAACAATGTATTATAGATTATTTTTATCTTATTAAACATTTTTATTCTCCTTTTATTTATTATAAAATCATAACATATAATTTATGTACTACGTACATATAATTTGTTACTTATATATTTATTCCTTTATTTAATATTAATAATAAATAACAAAGGAATAAAATCTTTAACACAATATTTATGTCCTACGGACATATAATATATAAGTAACATTATTTATCTCTTTAAGTTTTTATTAATAAAAGAAAATAAAGAGATAAAATTATTTATATATAATTTATTCTTTTGTTTTTTATTAATAATAACAATTAAAAGAATAAAATTTATAAGATAAACTTAATGCCAAAGGCATATAATTTATAGCTAATATATTTATAGTTTCATAATTTGTTTGTTTAATAGGTAGTATTATACCTTGAAATTTATTGCCTGTCAAGTCCTATTATTCTTGATTACAGGCAAATATCAGATTATTCTAAATTCAAGATTATTTTTATTTTGTTTATATTTGTAATTAAAATAAGAAGTTACAATAGAAATGTATGTTTTTTGTTGTTTTAAAAAGCTCTTGTTTTCATAGATTTTCTCTTATTTCCTTGTAACTCACTATATAAACTACAAATTATTGTTGTTTTTGTATTTTGTGTGTTTATCATCCATAAGATGATTGAATGATGTAAGTGTTTCTATATATAGAAACTAATAATATGTATAGTCTTAAAATTACAAGATATGAAAAATAATAGTTGACATTATAAAAATGTTATAGTAAGTTGTTTTTGAACTTAACAAAAACTAATTTGTAAAGGAGATTAAAATGAATTTTACATGCGTAATGAAGATAAGATGTAGTGGTTGTGGTAAATATATGGAAATACCTATGGAAAAGAATTGGGGCACTTACGACATACCAGAAGCGTATGAAATTGATATCATAGATAACGGGTGGACTATTGTTGGTTGTAACTGTTATTGCGCTACTTGCTCTATTAATGCTTACAATGTTAATGTTTTTAGATAAAAAGGTGTAGTATGGATAAAAATTTTTATAAACTATCATGTTGTTGGCTAATTGCAGTGATAATTGTATTATGTTGTTGGCTTAGCTATTGTTATTGGTTTGTCAATAGTATGTTTGATAAACAAAAAGCCCTTACAGAAGAGTTGTGTAATATAAGGGTTGAATTATCTCATTGTAAATATTTAAAAGGAAAATAAAATGAAAATTGAGATAGTAGAAGTTGATAATGATTATCACTGTGTAACAGATATTATATTTAAAGATTTTGATAATATTAAAGAAGCAGAGGAGTGGTGTAAGGAAGAGTCTTGGACTGGTAAATATTATTTTGTAAGGGATTGATTTAGTAGTTATTGTGTATTGATTCAATCTATTTGATATTTAAAATTTTTAAATAAAAAGGTGTAGTTATGTTTTTGTCTTGTGTTAAATTTAGAACAAGAATGGAAGCTGAAGGACAAATGAATCATTATACTGATATTGAACTTTCACAAAATGACAGTTGGGTTTGTGATTCAAATAAAGGAGAATAAATAAAATGATAGAGAGATATGTAGAAGAGAGATTCCCAAGGTGGTTTGTTTTTGGAAGGCACACAAATGGTTTAGATGTCAATATCGCAAGTGCAAATGATGAATCTATTTGTTGTACTAATAAGTATATAGCTAATAATATTATCAAAGAAAGAGATGAGTTGGTTGATATGGTTTATAAGCTTGCTGACACTCTTGATAAGATTGATAGTGATAAGTTTAAAGAGATTTGGTATGGTGTTCAAAAAGAGGAGAATAAATAAAATGAATTTTGGCGAACGTCCATATGATGATTGTGATGCTTTTATATCTGTTGGAGTTCCAGATAAGACTCCAGCTTTTACAAGGTTTGTTTGTAATGAATGTGATAGGGTTGTTTGGTATAAGTTATCAAGAATTGATCCTGTAGCTTACACAGAGAGCCAATTCTTGAGAGATTTTGATGTTGACGAAGAAACTATGAAGATTATAGATAAAAATAAAAACTAATTTATAAAGGAGATTAAAATGAATAATTATAGGTTGTGTGTCAATAAGGGTGGTTTTTGGAAAATTCAAATGTGGAGAAGACCTAAGAAATATTTTCCATTTATAACATTTATGTACACAAAAGAAGAAATACAAGGTAAGTGGGAGGATGTTTGTTTTCAAGGTTTTAATAATGAATGTGTTAAATTTAAAATCAGAGAAGAGGCTGAAGAAAAAATGAATCAATATATTGATATTGACTTGGCAGATAATGAAGATTGGTGTTGTGATGAATAAATAGCTTGACAAATGGTGTTTTGTATTATATAAATATAATCAACGTATAAATTGTTTATTGAATAAAAACTTAAAATTGAAAAGGACCCTATATATGATTTGTTATAAAGATAAAACATTTTGTACATTTTATAAAGAATGTAAGTTTGGTGATGAATGTGACAGGGCATTAACACCAGAAGTTGAGCATGATGCTGAATTGTGGTGGAATGATTCTGAAGGCATCTCAGAAAGTTCTACACCAATATGTATTTATTCAGATGAACCTAAATGTTTTGAAAAGATTAAGTGAGTAATGGAGAGAAAATAAATAATGAAAATTATAGCTGATATTACTATATTTGGTGAAAAGTATACAACATGTGAAATAAATTTTGATTCTGTTGAAGAATGTGCAAAGTATTACTCAAGAGATATTCTCATAGGAGATGTAGTTAGCTTTTACCAAGAACTTGAAAATGGTGAGTATCTTGTTCTTGCAGAAGATTCTATTAAATCTGCTGTATTTAAGTTTAGAGAGGTTCAGTCTAACGACTGATGGTTAAATAATGAAAAAGAAAATTAAAATTTGGCTACCTATTTATGCGAGTGCATTGTTTGAATGTGAAGTTGAAACAGAACATAGAGATATTGAAGACGTATGTGATGATTTTTTAGAGGACTGCAAGCCAATAAAAGGTTTATGTTGGCATTGTGGTAACAATATTTCTACAGATATGGTAATAGATGAACAATTATTTTCAAATACAAGCGAAGGTAAGGTTATGATGTCAGATCTAAGAGAACAGGTTGAGGAGATGATTATTGAGTAAAAAATTAAGTGATGGGCAGATCAGAAAGAAAAAACAGCTATCTGATGAAGTGCTAACACAGATTTGGAAATTGTATAAATTCGAAAATGAATCTCTTCGTAGTATTGAAGAGATTACTGGTGTACCAAAAAGTACAGTATTTGATTTCATTTCAGGAAAGACTTATAAAGAGTTTGAAAGAGTTGATAATATTACTGAGTTGAACGAAAGCAAAAGGTTGATTGGAGAAAGTGATCCACAAGAATTATTTGATTGCTTGGTTAATTCTATTAATAAATATAAATTTGGTGGTTATAAAGAGTATTCTTGTATAGAACCTGATCCTAAAGAAACTAAGGTTACTTGGAAACCATTAGAACAAAAATATCAATGTACTTTTGGAGAGAGAGTTTGGTCACCTGTAAAGAAAGAAGCAAGAAATATTTTGGTTATTGGTGACCTTCACGAACCTTGGTGTTTAGATGAATATCCAAGTTTTTGTAAAGCAATCTATAAGAAGTATGACTGCAACCATGTTATTTTCATAGGTGATATTATTGACAATCACTACTCTTCTTTCTATAAGTCTGACCCTGATGGTATGTCAGCTAAAGATGAACTTTATTATGTTAAGAAAAAAATTAAAAATTGGTACTCAATTTTCCAAAAAGCGGATGTATGTTGGGGAAATCATGACCGCCTTTTACTAAGGCGCGCTTTTGATTCCGGTGTATCTAAAGAATGGGTTAGATCAATAAATGAAGTTCTTGAAATACCAAACTGGAATTTTCAATATAACTTTGTTTATGATGATGTCTTGTATACACATGGCACTGGAATGAAGGCACATACAAAGGCAGGAAAAGAGATGATGAGTGTAGTAGCGGGACATTGGCATCATGATTGTTATATTAACTACTTGACAGGGAGAAATAAGACAATATTTAGTATGCAAGTACCTGTTGGGATTAATCATAAAGCCTATGCTTTTGATTATGCTAAAGATATGCCTAAACCTACACTTGGTTGTGGAGTTGTATTGAATGATGGAAAACTTCCAATTATAGAATTAATGAGGGAAATATGAAAAGGAGGTATAAGTGAGAAAAATATCTGGCGGTGATGTTAGGAAAGTTGGGAGTAGTGCAGTTTATATTGACAAAAATAAAGATGATTTTTTAAAAGATGCTATAGTTTTTCGTGCTAAATACACTCCAAAATTCTATGCACCTAATTTTAAATTTAATGTAGAGTTACGCTTTACTTTAATGGATATGTTTGTAGATAGGAACATAAAACCAGTTATAGAGTCTTTAGATACCAATAATTTAAGATTAAGGTCAAAATCACTAAAACCTGCATACGGTGATATTTTTGATATTTATTTTCATACAGAAAATGAAATTAAAATAGAGTGGTTTATTGGAGAACATGAACACATAATAGAAATAGTTATGGATCATAAGTTATGGTGTGATACTATCAGATCTTTATTTAAATGTTTAAATACAGATGATAAATGGATGGATATTATAAAGAAAGCTAACACACATAACTGGCATTGGAATAATAATGTTGACAAAATAGATATTAATAGTGTTAAGGAAGTTTTATTTCCTATTAAAAATCCTATGGATGCATGTAAGGTTTTCGTAGAAAAGTGTATATAAATAAAAGATATAAAGTTTAAATGTTATCAGATGAATCTTTTAAAAACAAGGAGATTGTACTATGAAAAGTGATTGTCCAGGGGTTTCAAATTATGAGAGAGAAGTATTAGGTATTATTAATATTGTTGACAAGCTTCAATCAGAATTGGAAGATCAGTGTCCCGAAGAGTACTATTTTATAGAGTTCACAACTGATGGTAATGATATTTGTGTTAGATTTCTTGGCATTCCAATCTGGTTTAGAGAAGATGATATGAGAGAATATGATGAAGAGAGAGATGAGTACGAACCTCTTGAAAATTATCTTCGAAGGGAGATTAATAATGAAATTGAAAAGATTAGTAAATTGAGGTTTTAGTATGAAAGATAAAACCTTTCTAATGTTTATTCATGATAGACTGAGATATGTGCATGAAGAAGATGTGAATACTGACTATATGATCAAGTTAAGAAACATTATTGTGAATACACCTGAAGATAGAGATACAAAAATACAAGTTCATTCTATGAAACAGTATGAACTTTTAACAGAATAGGAGATTATTATATGAAATACAATGTTGATCAGATGTTCAATACAAAATCAGCAGATACAGTTTATATTAGAGGTGTTGGTTGGTGTTTTGCAAGGCCTATTAATTATAAATATAGAAGTTTTACTAATAAATTAAAACAATCATGGCATGTTTTTGTAGGTAAAGCTGATGCAATGTATTGGACTAATCAGTAAAGGTATTGATTAATGAAAATAACAGTTAAAAAGATTACAGATTTAGCATTGATGAAAGAGGCTTTCGATTCAACAGTTAATTTCAATACACACATAACTGAAAAGATTGCTTATATGTTAGAACATTCACCTATAAGAACACAAGAGTACTTGATTAGAATGGAAGGTATTCCTTCTTTTGTCAGTACACATTTTGTTAGGCATAAGATAGGGTGTGAACATTTTGTATTTTCTAATAGAGATGATAGAAATAATAAAAAATCTAATGAAGGGGTTAACAGACTAACCCCTGTAACACATACAATTAAGATTAATGCTGAAGCACTCATTAGTCTCTCAAGGAAAAGATTATGTCTTAAAAGCCACAAAGAAACTGTTAAAGTGATGTCTTTAATTAAAAATGAAATTAAGAAAATATCTCCCAATCTTGCCTTATTCATGGTTCCTGACTGTGTGTACAGGAATGGGATTTGTAAAGAAGGTAAGAATACGTGTGGTAAATTTGCAAAAATTATCACAAAACATGATTATTATCCTTTAATGTATATAAAAGAAATTGTAAAGAGTATAAAATGATTAAAATAAGCAAAAGAAATTTATATAGGTATGAATTAGAAAATGTCATAAAAGAAAATGACTGCCAAACACCGGGTGATGTTCTTGATATTTTGTTTGGTACATATGAGGAGGGGTATTATTCTGAATACCTTGTGAAAGATAGGTATTACGAGGCACCTAAAACAACATTTATGAATAGAATTAATACTTTATGGGTTTACCCACTATTTGTAATAATAATGCCTTTCAGGTATGTGTTGTTTGGTGACTCTCATGTTGATGAGGATTCTAAATTTGGTTGGATATTGACTTGGTTAATTGGAGATTTAAAATAATGACAAAAATATTCTATAAAGAGATTAAAAGTTGCGAAGATTGTCCCTGTGCTGTTATGCAGCAGAAGTGGGATGAATATTATTTTTGCACAGATCTTGAGGTTGCGTTAACAGGTTTAGATGATGGTGAATATTATATTCATCCAGATTGTAGATTAGAAGATAAAGATCATTATTATAGTATTTACTGAAATAAAGTGCTTGACAGACAATAACTCTTGGTGTATTATATTTTTCATAAACAAATTAAAGCTCCTGTAGTTCAAAGGAAGAACGGTTGCCTTATAAGCGATTAATGAGAGTTCAATTCTCTCCAGGAGCACCATCATAATAACAATTAATTAAAAGTAAGGAGATTAAAAATGACAACAGAAAAACTGAAGTGTAGCTGTGAACATGAGTGGCAAGACCAAAAGTATGGTAAACAGATTAGACTTTGTAACAAAGTTAATAAATCAGAGAATCTGTATAGATGTACAGTTTGCGGAAAGGAGATTAGAAAATAATGGAATTTGTAAAAGATGATGTAAATGAGATGATGGAGATGGCTAAAGAGGTATTTCGTGAAATGCAACCTTGGCTTGAATTGCTAAATAATGAAGCATTGATTACTCTTGGTAAAGAGATGATTAAATCTTACACAGCGTTGCCAGCTAAAGAAGTAGATCAGTTGCTTGATGGATTTATTAAGTGGCATACCAAAAAGAGGGCAAGGGGTTTGAAATTGATGTATAGGGAACTTCTCACTACTAATAGTGAAGATGAACATAACTTTGCTCCTCATGAAGCTATAGAATTGATTGAGTTAATGATGAAAACTAAGAAGTCACTTTTTGTTTCAGATACAGTTGGATCAACAATTAAAACTTATAAAGACTCTCTAAAAGGAGATAACTAAAATGAATGCTTTAAAACAATTTTGGTCTTATATTTCTGTTCTTTGGGACAACAAAGATGATATTGATAAAGCTGTGAAAGGTTTTACAAAAGCTACAAATGATTTGAAAAGAATTAAAGAGAATATGGAAAGAGAAAGGAAGAAACACACTGAAGAGATTATTAGACTTGAAAAAGAAAAGATTGTGAAAGAAGAAAAGTCTAAGAAAGCTGAGAATATTATTAAAGGAATTGAGAGAGTTATTAATAATGATTTTTAAATAGACAATTAAAAACGAGTCCTGCCTCTTTTTGGCGGGACTCAAATATAAAGAGGGGATAAATAATGGAAAAAGAAAAGAAGTGTTTTGGCGGTTGGTGGGTGTGGATTGTAACTCTTTTGATTGGTTCAATGATTGTGTTTACCATTCTAAACTATGCAGGTATTTTTGGTAAAACTGTTGTTGAAAGGGTAGTTTTTGAAAATTCATATCAGAAACATGAAGCAGATAGAGACGCTGTTACAACTTACGATGCGCAGATTTCTCAACTAAAAGGAAAACTTAGAAATCCAGATGTTAGTGCTGGAACAAAAGCTGAGATTAAAGCTCAGATTGATGCAATTAACATTTTAAAAATGAGTAAAAACTAAAAGGAGGGAGTGAAAAGAGATGAAAAAGATTATTTATATTACATCAGTGTTGGCTATGGTAACAGGGCTTTGTTCTTGCACTTATGAAAAAACATCAACAGAAAAAGAATCCCAGGCAGTGGATAGGCAACTCTCACAATATGCTAAAGGTCAACCAATTCCTGCATATGATTTTTCATTAGAAAGAGACTTGATCATAAAACTATACGATCTCAGAAATGAGAAGGTATCTACACATACTGTATGGAGGAGTGATTACGGGATGATTGAAGGTGATACACCTTCTATTGGTTTTGGAATCCCTTATGATACAAGTCTCACCAATCCTTTACAACTTGCTAAGAAACGAGTTAAAGTGTATGGGGGTCATACACTTCTTGAAGGAGTTGTTGAACAGCAAGAACCTAATGGTATTTTTGCTTCAAAGAATACAACAGCTACTTGGGTTTTATCAGTAGATAAAGATACAAATCAGCTTATGCCTATCTATGTAGAGGGTAAAGTTACAGTCTATCCTTATCCTGTTAAAGTAGACTATAAAAACAACAGGGTTATTAAAGCCGGGTCTGCTACGGTTTCTATTTCAGTAGATTAATAAATAAATTAAAATTATTATTAAATTAACTAATGGCATCTTCCATTTAATACTTAATAAATAGAAGATGCTATATTTTTCAACAGTATAGGAGGTGTAAGGTGGCTTGTAAGTATAATGATTGCGGGTGGTGTTCACTTGAAAGAAGTAATTATTTTAATTTTGAATGCCCTGGGTATGGACAGTGTAATATGCATGAAGAACGGCTTTCAATAACTTCCCAAGAAGGGAAAGAAAAAGAAGGAGAACAGTTTGGTAACTTAAGGGAATATGAGAGTACAACATATCTAATTCCAAAAGAATTACTTCTTGATTTTGATGCTGATATTACAGCTCTGTATGAGAAGGAAGAAGAGAGAGTTAATAAATCAGGAAGACTTCATGAATATGAGAATGAAGATACTTCTTCAATTCTTGAAGAGCTTGCATTTCTACAAGTATCATTAGATATGAAATGGGATAGGTATAGAGTAGAGGGTGAATTGTATGACCTTGATGTTTTGATGCCTGAAGATGTTAAAGGAGAAAATTAATCATGGATCTAACGACAGAGTATAATGTAACGAATAATTCAACAGTAAATATGAGTCTTGAAGATATTATGATTGTTATATCTTCAATTGTATCAAATAAGAAGTTTGTAGAATTTGTAAAAGTTTTGGAAAGAGACTATTTTAGTGATTGGGGTGTATCTGAAGAACTTTATGAATACTATAAGAAACAACATGAGATTTACTTGAGTGAGGTTGAAGAGGAAGATAATTAATGAACAGTGTAAAAACAATGGTCAGGCTCACAGAAGATCAAGTGAATGATAAAATTAAATAAGAAAAGGTTAAAGTACATGAGTGAAGTGAAAATAACAAGAGGGTTGCTTGAGCAGAGTATTGAAGAACATGAACAATTTATCAAAATGGTGTGCCTTAACAAGTATGGTCACGAAGATGTTAAAGATGTTATTGAAGGAGTTATTGAATACTGTGAGATAACAAATAAAAAACAAAAAGAACTCCTTAGAAGCGGGAAGTTTTTACCTGCTGGAAGCATACTTAGTTGTTGTAATAAAGGTGAGAGAGGATCTTTCAGTAATTGTTATCTCACACCAATTGAGTCTGATAGTATGGATGGAATATTTGAATGCCAGAAGAATCTCGCAAACACTTTTAAGATGAGAGGTGGTAGCGGTTTTGATATTACGATTCTAAGACCAAAAAATACAAAAGTTGATAATGCAGCAATAACAAGTAGTGGGAGTGTCTCCTTTCTGCCAAGTTTTTCTGAATTAGGTAAGGTTGTTGGGACCAATGGTAGAAGGGCGGCAATGATTGCGACTATTGATATTCGCCATCCAGACGCTATTGATTTTATCAGATGTAAGGCTTGGCCTGAGCAAGTTTTTCAAAAAGATATATTTACAAACAGTCTGCCTGATATTTCGAGTATAAATGTAAGTCTAAAATTAACCGATAGTTTTATGACTGCCATTGAGAATGATGAAGAGTGGGTGTTTTGTTTCCCAGATATTGAAAAAGATAAAGAGAAGTATGAGAAAGAGTGGGGGGGTGACTATGACAAGTGGTTTAAATCTGGTGGGGAGTTTAAATACTATTCCCAAATGAAAGCAAGAGATATCCTTGATCTTATTGCAGAAGCAAGCCATAAATGTGGCGATCCAGGTGTGATGTTTATTGATACAGCTCAGAAGCATACTTTTGGAACATACATTAGTGATAAACTTAAACCTATTTCCAGCAATCCATGCGGAGAACAAATGTTAAGTTATTGGAATAATTGCCTTTTGGGTTCTTTTGTTCTTCATAAATATGTTAAAAATCCTTACACAGAGTTGGCAGAATTTGATTGGTATTCTTTTGAGTATGATGTTGAGACAGCTACAAGAATTATGAATGTGTTTTCAGATATCAATGAAACAAAACATCCTCTTCCTGAACAGCAGTTAGCTGATAGTTTTGGAAAACGTATTGGTATTGAACAGACTGGTATTGGTGATACCTTTGCAATGCTTGGCTATGTTTATGGAGACAAAGAGTCAGAGGAATTTATTAGCTCGGTTACGAGTATTTTACTTTCACAAGCAATGAGGACATCAGTTGATATTGCTGTCGATGAAGGCCCATGTGAGGCATTAAGTGAAAGGTCTGATAGAGTAAAGTTTGTCGAAGCAATTAAAAAGTCTGGCTGGATTGAATTAGATGATGATCTTACAGAAAATATTATCACTTTTGGAATGAGAAACACATCATTCAATACTTTTGGTCCCACAGGGACACTAAGTATTATCTCTGATAATTGTACAAGCGGTATTGAACCATCTTTTAAGTTTTCATATAGAAGAAAGAACAGGATTGATAATAAAGAGTATGAATTTATTCATTATCTTCCCTGTAAACAAATGTTAAATGATTTAGATAGCTTTGATGGAATCTCTCTTAAAGAGGCGAAGAACAAACTTTGTTATATTGAAGCTGACGAAGTTAAACCAAAGGATAGGATTAAGATTCAATCAGCAATTCAAAAATTTACAGATTCAAGCATCAGCTCAACAATTAATTTACCAAATAATTGTACAAAGAATCAAATAGTTTCTATTTACATTGATGCTTGGAAGAAAAAACTAAAGGGAATTACAGTTTTTAGAGATGGCTGTAAAGAAGGTGTATTATCTGCCGTAATAGATAATGAAAACACAGTTCCAAAAGAAATTACAGAGAGTATTCTCATTAAAAAAGAACTTCTACCTATTGAAAATGCAGAAAGACATGAAGTTATGTGGAAAAAATCAAAGGCTTATTTGAATGTATCTCTTGATGAAGATGACTTACCTATTGAAGTGTTTACAAAGCTACCACTTGAAGCTGGTAATGATAAAGATGGTATGTTTAATAGCTTTCTTCTACTTGAAAGGCAAAGTAATTGGGATGCCATCTGTAGAGTTATAAGTATGTGTTTCAGGTATGGTATCTCTCTTGATGAAGTTTTAAAACAGCTTGACAAATCATCATACAGTATGGTAGATTGCTCTGGCATACTTAGTAGAGTTCTTCGAAGATATGTAAAACAGATAGAAATTGAAGATGAGAACGATGAGATTGGGTTGGTTTGTCCTGAGTGTGGCGAGAAAGCTTATGTAAATGATGGAGGATGTGCTTCTTGTAAAAATTGCGGGTTCAGTAGGTGCGGATAATATGAATAAATATATTGAACCATCCAGTAATAGACCAAGTTATGAATATATAAAAAGTGTTTTGAAGTATGATGACTCTACTGGAAATCTTATATGGAGATACCGTACTGATAGAAAGAAAAATTGGAATACAAGGTGGTCTGGTAAGGTTGCAGGCTACAGGAATAAACCCGATCCTAAGAAAAGATATGAAAGAGTATCTATAAATCTTAATAACCAACTAATTAAAGCTCATCATATAGTTTGGATTTTAAATACTGGTGATTGCATTAAAGATCTCCCACCAATCACAGATGAACTTACTGGCATAACACTCGCCAGTAATAATCAGAAAATATACAAAATTAAATAAAAATAAAAGGGATATTTATGAGTTATAAACTAAAAGAAGAGAAATATAATCTTATCAAACAAATTCAGGATATTACTGGAAGCCCCTTTGGTTTTGTGAAGGAGTTTGAGGAGAGGATTCTCAAAGAAGAAGTTGACTATTTGAAGGATAGGCTCAATTATGAAAAGAACAAGACAGAATCTGTTGTTTTAACAGAATTTCAGAAACTTGTTGTAGAATGTAAACCAGAAATTAATAAACCTGTGTTTATCCTAACTGGTGTTGGTTGTGGAAAGACTTTTGCTTTTAATGAAAGAGCTAAAGTAAAAGAATTTCTTTGGTACACTGAAAGTAAAAACCTTGCGTGGTACGTAAGTAAAGAATATAATAATCTTAAATGTGGAAGTTATATTGATAAGTTTGAGGAGGTTGTCTTTGAGGTTGGTTCATTGTTCTTTAGAGATAGTATACTTGATGATTTAATTCACAGAAAGAAGGTTATTGTTTGTACAAACCCAATTGATTTTGTAGAGTACTTCGCTAACAGGTTGAAAGGTGAGTATACAATTATCTCTGGTTATAATATTAGAGATAATTTTCATCTAAGGAGAAGTTGCTCTAATTATGAAGAATGTTTAAAAGGTTTTTCTTTGGTGGATAGAAAGAAGTTGTATGAGGCTAATTGGGAATTTTAACAAAAACATATTGACAAACTAAAACAAAGATAGTAAGATGTAGTCACTTGGTTGGAAACAAATCAACTTTGTAACTGTATCTTACTATTAACTATAGCAAAGGAATAATCGCATAATGGAATACAAATCAGAAGTTGATATTGATAAGATCACAAATGGAAGTATGGATTATGAACAGGTTTGGATTTGTGATTTTAGAAGAAGATTCCCTGATAAACCTGTACGGAAAGTTCTACCAACAAAAGTTGAAATTAGACCAATCTCAGATGCAGGTAACAAAAACATCTATTATACACAATCTTGTTTCTTTAAGCTTAACAAGAAAGGTGAGTGGACGAAGAGACCAATTCCTGTTTTTGATAATACTGGATATAGGAGTAGGACTGGCACACCATTGAGAGTTTTTACAGATAAAAATGAGTGTAAAGCTTGCTTTAAGGGGTTATGTAATATTGTGATTATGCAGTCTGATAAGCATCTTAATGAATTTATTAAAAGAATTGAAAATTATAAGCAAGAAGTTATTGATTTGAAAAATGAGTATTAGCAGGAGGGGTAAGATGGCTGCTATTGATAAGATTTATGGATCAAATTAGAAATATGGTAAGTTTTATAATGACGTGAGATATAATGAATATTGAATCAATATCAACAGATAGATTGTGTAGATTATATGTTTGTCATAGCTGTTTGTACTATGAACATGATATGAGCGTTATTTCTGATCATGAATTTGACAAAATCTGCAAGATTTTACTTGCAAGATGGAAGGAAATAGAGTATAACAAACAAATGAAAGAATATTGGATTGATAAGATTGGAATTAATAAAAACTCATTAAAAGCAGGAAGTGGGTATGAATTAAATTTTAAATCCTTACCATTAAGGATGCAAATGGTTGTTGAAACTTTGAAAAGTGGAATTGATATTACTGGGCAACCAATCAAAATAGCGGACTGGTTGAAATAATTTAGAAACTTAACTTAAATAAAAATGGAGTTGTTAAGATGAGTGAAACAGAACACATTAAAGGAACAATTCAGAGAATTTATGAAAAAGAGGGTGAGTCTTTTAATCAAATGTTGAAAAGACTCCTTGAAAATGAAAAAGGATATGCATATTGTGATGAACATTCAGAAGAAGAAATTGTATATGATTTTGAAAATGGATTTTATAGAGAGTATTTGATTTATACAACAAATTCAGGAGAAAAACACCTTTACAAAGTAGTCAATAAAGAAGATATTGATGCTTATGAAGATATTGCAGAAGCAGAGTTTGATGAGATGAACCCAGGTTTTATTGACTTTGAGTTAAAATGGTACAATGGAGGTAGTTCTTTTGATGAGGTGTTAACTGTGGCACTTGATGATATTATTAAATAAGAGAGGAGTAAAATGGAACAACCAAAATGCTTAACAAATTGCAATAGCGAGATTACAGATTACATTCAGTCAATTAGAAAAGAGTATGAAGATGCAGCAAAGAGTTTGTGGATTGGTATGATAGATATTCTTGAAAGAAGAGGATTGGAAGGGAGTAAAGAGAATTTAATTTATACTTATATTAATGAGCTAAAAACACTTGGAGTTATTAAATAAGAGCAATACATAATGAACAAACTTAAAGAATTACACGCCGAAGTGCCTTTAAAAGAAAAAGTTATTTTAATTAAGCAACTACTCGAAGATGAGGAGGCGTAGCCGTGGCTGAAAAATTCAAGATGAATAAATATTTTGGAGTCAAAGATTCAAAAGGCGAAAAAGTAATTCTTGGATCTTTGCTTATATGTCCATCACATAAACCAGAAACATATGGGTATGGACCATATGAAATATATTGGGATGAGTATTCTTCTTCTTATAATATGAAGAATATTAACAATCAAGATAGTTACCCGATACTCACATATAGAAGACAAAATGGTGATCTTGTTTTGTCTCAAGATTATTTAGTAATCACAAAATGATGAGTTTTTTGGTGATCCTCGAAGCGAAATTGTTGAATGTGATTGGTGTGGCAAAGAGTTCGAAGTAGCTACTAACGCAGATATTAAATTTCACTATTAATAAAAGGAAAGGAGATAAGATGAAAATTGTACAGTATGAACCTACAGAGGAAGCACTCGAAAGAAGAGACTATAGGGATTATGTTAGGATTAAAGTTGATGGTGAAGAAGAATTTTTTATTGGTGCAGGTGAACCTGAAGATATGTATATAAGTAGAGATTTAAGCGATGCACTTAATGTGGTATACATGATGGAAAAAGCGTGGGAGGCTGGTAAAAGGGGTGAAGGATTGATTGTCGAATATAAAACAGAGGATGAATATTAAATAATGAGTGATATAGAGATGCAAACAATTAATGTTCAGTACAATAATCCAGATTTACCAAAGCTTGAGAAGATTGAAGTTGGAGATTGGATTGACGTATATGTAGATAGAATTAAAATGACATCTGGTCCACTTGAGGGTAATACCTATCTTGGACTAATGCACATCTCAGCAGGTGAGAGTTTTAAGATTTATCTTGGGTTTTGTCTTGAGCTTCCTGAAGGATTTGAAGCCCATTTGGTCCCGAGAGGGAGTACATTTGGTAAGAAAGGAATTATTCAAACAAACAATATAGGTATTATAGATAACAGTTTTGCAGGTCCAGAGGATGAGTGGTGGGTTCCGGTGTATGCTTTGAGGGATTGTAAAATAGATTTTGGTGACAAACTTTTTCAATTCAGAATATGTGATAAACAACCACCACTAAAATTTAATAGTGTAAAGAAGTTGACAAAGAAGAACCGTGGCAGTGACGGTAGTACAGATATTTAAAAGTAACATTAAAAAGAAAGCGAAAAGAATAAAAATGAAAAACAACGTAGAAAACATTCAGAATCAGATTAATTTTCTTAAATCAAAAGCAGACAACCTCTATTCAGAATTTGTATTCACTAAACTGATTAAAGATGAAAACAACCCTAAGAAGGTTTTGAAAACAGAGAAGTATTGGAAAAACAATACAGCAAAGAAAGAATGGGAAAGATTGAACAGAGAAATTAAAAGGTATAATAAACTTCTAAAATAAAAAGGAATCAAAATGGCAGACTATGAAGGCAAAGATGAAGGTTTGGATATAAGTTTTGATTTTCACGACGATATGGCAGGTATCCACTCAGGATTTGCAAATGATGTCTGTATCAATGTGTTTAAAAACTTCACTGAAGAGGAGATTAAAAGAGAAGAAGTGGTGTTTCAAGAATGTTGGTGTGCTGGCGAAAAACTTGTTAAATCACAACAGAACATAGAAAGAATTTATACAACTTGGTTTGGTGATATAAATAAATAAAAACTAAAAGAAGAGGGGGAAATAATTATGAATGAAAATGTTTACGAAAGTGAGATTGACAAATTTCTTTCAACACTTGAATTGAAAGATGCAAAAGATATTATTTCAACAATTAAAGAGGTTAGTGCAGAACTTGGTAAGATCGAAGATGCTAATCAATCTATTAAAGATGCTGGTGCTAATCTAAAAGAGTGTTTTGGTTTGAAGCCTGCTTTGTTTAAGAAGTGGCTTAACTATTATTACAATAACAATCTTGTAGAAGAGAAGATGAAAGCTCTTGAACCAATTGATTCATATGTAAAGATTATGACTCTTGTTGAAAATAATTAAAAACAAAAAGGTAAATTATTATGTATAAAATTGCAATCATTGGAAATGCAGGAAGTGGGAAGACATCAACATCTGGTTTCTTCATGGAGATGTTTGAAGAAAAGTTTAATGAAATTGACAAAACTTATAAAGACATTTATACACTTAAATTCGCTGAACCAATGAAGTGTTATGATGAGTATATTCGAGATAATATTGAATGCACTCTACCAAAAAAACGAGGATTCTACCAGGAGCTTAGTGATATTACAAAGAAGTATTACGGTAAGAAGGTTTTTGCTGAAGTCTTTGAAACAACAAGTAAAGAGATTGAAGAGGATTTTGATAATGTTGGTTTGATTATTTGTGATGATTGTAGGACCAGGACGGAGCTTAATTCTTGCAGGAAGAGAGATTATATTACAATCTCTGTAGATTGTGATGAAGAAACTCGCATAACTCGCGCCAAAGCTGATGGTATTGATTATATGCCAAACCATAATAGTGAGAATGAAGTTCACCTTCTTAAAGATAAGTGTGATTATGTATTGGATAATTCTACTGATAATTTGCTGGATCTTAAGAAGCAGGTAGAAATAGTTTTTAATGATATTATTGGTAATTAGTTATGATTCACAAACCCAAGTGGTTTAAAATTTATGAATTAGTTGATCCTCAGACTTATCATAAGTTCGGAGATGATAAATCATGGTGGTTCATAACACCAGAAGTGGTACAATTTATTGATTTGATGAGGGATACATATGGTAAGATTATAATTAATGATTGGTTTTGGGGTGGAAGCTACAAATGGTCAGGTTTTAGAACACCAGAATCACCAGATTATTCTTATTGGAGTCAACACTCAAGAGGGAATGCAACCGATATGAAATTTCAAGATGTAACTGTAGAGGAGGTTAGAGAGGATCTTAAAGAGAGATGGAATGATTATGGTGTGTTTCCAATAACTATCGAGAAAGATGTGGGTTGGCTACATGCCGATTTTAGAACACAAAACAGGTTGTATAACGAATTTTAGAGGACAACTTAATGGCAAGATCAGCAGAGAGTAAGAAAAATAGGAAAATACAGAGAGCTAAAGATAAAATGACATCTTGGTCTGCGAGGGGAGATAAATGCCCTATCTGTAAGAGAGATTTTAAACATGGTTGCAGTCACTCTGTAAAACAAGCAAAAGATAGGTTGTTTCAAGATTATATTAAAGCTATTGCACAAGCATAAATAAAATAGTGAGATAATAAAAAAAAGGGGGGGGGGTGATACTACTGTGGGCAGCTCAGGAGATGTTGGTCCATTTACATTAAATTGGGGGATGCATCCAATAAAAACACACATGTTTTTGAAGTTAGGTGGAAAAACAACTTGACAAATAGTTAGAGAGAGGATATGATCCCTACAGATTGAAATTATCGACATACAGATAATATTTGGTCTGTAGGGATTTTATTATTTTAAAAAAGAATGGAGGTGGTTATGCAATCCACAAGATTTTTAGATCTATCAACAAAAGAGTATAGAGATTTGGTGCTACAAAGGTCTGATATTAGTAGGCCGAGTTATTGCCATAAAGATACGATGCCACTTCATTGGGAGTGTTGTCCAAGCCTTGATGAAATACCTTCAGGTCTCAGATATAATGGAACTTTTGTTGATTTAACTGGAGAAATAATTGGTAATTTTACTGTAGTGGGGTTTAAGAATTTTAAGAGACTTAACAGATACCCTTGGAAATGGATAGTACATTGTAATATTTGTGGTCATTATGAGGCTAAGACTACAAGAGCACTTAGAAAGAAAACAGATATTATGTGCTGTTTTTGTAAGGCAGAGAAAAACAATACTGTACATAAAGAATGGATGAATTATTTTATAATGAACGAAGACTATACTCAAGGATTTAATTAAAATGAGAAGACAATACTATATCTTTTCAGACCCTCACTTGGGTCATAAAACAATGTATGAATGTGGGTATAGACAGAAAGGATTTGAAGAAATTATTCTTAAAAACATCAGTGATATACACAAAGATGAAAGAACAGTTTTTATCTGTCTTGGTGATTTTACTTTTTATAAGTACGGATATTGGAGTGAGAGGTATTTTGAACTTACAAAAGATTGTAAGAATTATTTCGTGAAAGGGAACCACGACTCGAAAACAACTGGCTGGTATTTGGATAGTGGATGGGATTGGGTTGGTGAAAGTATGGAGATGAAAATTTATGGATATAATCTTCTACTAACACATAAACCTCAAGAATACATGAGAGAAGATATTGATTATAATATCCATGGTCATTTACATGAGAAGGTGCATAGAGGGGGTGAAAACGATATATTGACAAATAAACATATTCTTGTTAGCATGGAACTTGATAATTATAGAATTGATACACTACAAAGAACTGTTCAGGTTAAAGGAGAAAATATAACAAAATGAAAAAACTTTATTGTAAAGAGTGTGGAGAGTATCTTGGTATTGTTAGAGATGGCAACCTACATAAAAACATTAATATGTGTGTTTGTTGGGGTTGTAATGAAAGAATGAAAGACAGGATTCAAACATTAGAAGATAGTTTGAAACTGTATAAAAGTAATGAAAACATTAACCCTTTTATAAATATGTTCAGGGGTCTACAATGAAATTAACAGAAGGAAATACAAAAACTAAATGGCAAACAGATACAAACAAAAAACCTATTAAGCCAACACCTTCACCACTATCAAGAAGTATTAAAGGTGTTGGTTGTGGAGATAAATACAAAAACTATAAGATTGTAAAAAGAACTAATAAAGATGGAAACACAAAGTATAGATTGCTACGTAAATGGTTCTTGTTTATGTGGCTGCCAATATTTGATGGTGTCTCTCCTATGGAGAGGGATTCTTATAAAGCAATAAAGAGGGAGTTAGACAGTATAATTAAGTTGGGAGAGGATATTAAGAACAAAGAAAAGCTTGGTAAATGGGAAGAAGTCCTCATAAATTCTGACAAGGAGAATGTAGATATCAAATGAATACAATAGAAAAGATTGAACAATTAAAAGAATATAATAAGATTGTAGAGGATTCTTATTCTAATTTTAAATTTAAAATGCAACAAGAGCATGTAGTTGATTCAAATGAGGTTATGTTCTTTATGCAAAATGTTTCAACATCTTTAAGACAGATTGAAGAGATTCTTAATAGTTTGTGTGAAAGTGTTGAGTCTAAATAAGGAGATATGTAATGTCTAATAATTTTTATTCAGAATTGGGAGATTTGGTTGGTTGTGTGATTGAGAGGGTTGATAATCTTAGTGATGAAATTCTTATCCAAGCTTCAAAGATGGATGGTGAAAAGGTAAATGTTCAAATAGCTTGTCATGATGATTATTTTAGTGAATTTGAAGGCAGTATAGCTAAATACTCAAGTGATGGAGAGTTCTTTGGTTTAGTTACAAAGGAAGAATTAAAAGAATACCTGAAGGAAGAAAATGAACGAATTGATAAATTAAGAAGAGAAAGACAAGAAAAAGAATTTGAAAATACAGCCAAGTCTTTAGGTTATAGAATTGTAAAAGAATAGATTTAATATTAATCGAAATTAAAGCTACTCTTAAGCGATTATAGAGAGGTTTATAAAAAGGTTATATACTTGTATAAGAAAACTATAAATCTCTCTGTATCAGCCTATTTTATATGTTAAATTGGATATTAATGTAAAAGGAATGAAAAGAAAGGAACTATTTAAAATGACTTGTATTGTTTCATATATCGACAAAGAAGATAAGAAAGTTTGGATGGCAAGTGACACATGTATAAGTACAAGCGGAGGTGTTAAAAGGGTTCTATCAAACCCTAAGATCTTTAAGATTAAAGATGCGGATCAAAAACATGAATACTTAATAGGCGTAAGTGGAGACCCCAAGTGCCAGTCTCTTCTACAGTATTCTTTAGAAATACCGAATAGAAATGAAACTGATATTAATAAATTCATGCATACAGAGTTTGTTAATAGTGTTATAGAGTGCTTAAAAGTTGGATTATACTCCAGAAACGTAAATAATGTTGAAGAAATGGACAGCCACATCCTTGTAGCTACAGATACAGGGGGTATATTTTGCATTGAAGGGAATTATCAAGTTATAAAGTCTGTTGATAAATACTATGCATCTGGCAGTGGAACAAAGATTGCTCTTGGTAGTTTATTTACTACTAAAAATTTAGATCTTAGTGCACAGGATAAAACTATCTTAGCTATTGAGTCTGCTGCTGAGTATGAAACAACAGTTGCCTTGCCAATGGATATTGAGAGTATTAATATTATTTAATTATGAAACTATTATATAAATTAATAAAGAAAGAAAGAGGGGTAAGGAAAGTTTAAATGAATAATAAATGTAATTGATGAAATAATGTCATATAGGAAGAGTAGTAGACAGATATAGTTGATTTAATGAGGAGGCTCATATGAATGTTTTAGTTGCTTGTGAGTATAGCGGCGTTGTTAGGGATGCTTTTATAAGAGAGGGGAGGAGTCAAAACAAAAATATTTATGCTGTAAGCTGTGATATTTTACCAAGTGAATCTTCTTATGGAGAGCATATACAAGGAGATATTCTCCAACCAGAGTTGATAGATTTTGATATGTTTGATTTAATTATAGCACACCCGCCATGTACATATCTTTGCAATTCTGGTGTTAGGTGGTTATATGAAGGTGGTAAGAGTAATATTGTAAAGACAAATATAGATAGACAAAGGTGGGATGATATGGAAAAGGGGTGTAAATTCTTTAACTTCTTCTTAAATAATTTCAAACATAAAAAGATTTGTATTGAAAATCCTGTGCAACATAAGTATGCAAAAGAGAGGATTAAAATTGAACCAACACAATATATACAGCCTTGGATGTTTGGTCATGGTGAGACGAAGAAAACAGGGTTGTGGCTCAACAATTTACCAAAATTACAACCAACAAATATTGTTGATGGAAGGGACAACAGAATACATAAAATATCAGGTAAAAACAGAGGTAAAGAAAGAAGTAGATTTTTCACAGGTATAGCTGAAGCGATGGCAAAACAATGGCTTTTATAAGAGAGGTAAGTAATGACTGATAAATCAAATTTTGATAAGAAACTATTACAATTGAAAAGCATCTCCGATGGATATGAATATTGTTTAAATAAAGATCATAGAATTAATCCACATGAGATTAATAGGTTTATGAAATTAACTATTGAATTACTTGAAGATTTAAAAAGATATAAAAATATTGATACTATTTAATCATGAAAATATCATACAATTTGAAAAGATGTTTCATTAAAACATTAACAAAAAAAGCTTTACAATCACAATGTACTTATCTTGTATCTGCTGTTGCATTAAACAAAAAGAAAGAAGTACTTGGATATACATTCAATAGGCAGAAGATTGTTAGGAAGATGGGTGGTGATCATTCAGAACAAAGATTGATAAGAATGTATAAAAGGAGTGTAAAATATATTATTATTTATAGATGTAATAAACATGGTAAGAGGTTGCCAATACTCCCTTGTCCTAAATGTAGAAAGATTGCAAGTAGGTGTGGAGTTAGAATTACTGAATTGTAAGAAGAAGGGGTGAAGGAGAACTACAGATGGACCATTACAAAGAAATTAATGTACCAGCTACAACTAAAAAAGTAATTATTAAGACAACTTGTGATTTGTGTGGAAGAGATTTAGATAATAGCAAACAAAAGAGGAAGTGGTTTCTACAAAGTAAAGAGGTGTGTACATTTACTGAAGCTATTGACAAAGTAGCAGAAGTTTTTAAAACACCTGGCTTAGATGATATATACAAACAAATAGATGAGTACATACATTATGACAGTTCATTACAAAAAACAGAAGCTAATAAAGAAACTACTTATGAGATTATAAGAAGTTCAACAAATGATGGAACACTTCTATTTTATTATCAGCTGTTATCACGGGTTTTGAACCTTGTGTTAGAGAAGAGGAGTTATCACATATTATATAGAGATGAGTGGTTAAAAGAAAATTCAGAAGATGATTTATATAGAGTATGTTATGATGTTGGACAGATCAGAATAACAAATGAATATGATGATCCTGAATCTCCTATGTGCCAAAGGTGTGTTGTAAAGATGCCAGTTAGATGTTATTATATGAGAAATGGAGATGAGTATAGAGAGTGGGTTAACAGAGGTGTTATATATTAAGGAGACTATAGATGAATAATAGATGGATTGAATATAACACAACATTTGAAGATTTTGTAGGGAGAGGTGAACACAAATGATAAATAAAGAATGTATTGTTTTAGTTGGTAATATTGGCACAGGGAAAACAACTTGGGTTGGTGAATATTTAAATAAACCAAATATCCACATAGAAGATTATATGGTATTTTCAGATGATGTGTTGTATTATATGCTCTCTAACAACACAAAATATATTTGGAGTGAAGGGAGAGAAAGTGTTGTAATTAGAATGATGGAGGGGTTTATTCAAGAATGTTGTGAATGTTCAAAGAACATAATTATAGATGCTGCTGCACTATCTTTAGCACATTGGCATAGGAGGAGAATTTGGAATAACCTGCCAGTAGGCTATACATTGAAAGTGATTGATTTTGGGAGAGATGAGAATAAGGTTGGTTTGAATAGGAGGTTATCTTCAAAAGAAAATATGAGGGGTGAATCTGAAGAAACTTGGATTAATGTACACAATTACTTTAAAGATATTTATGATGTGCCCGATATGAGTGGTGAAACATATATTGATGAAATCATAACAATAGAAGGAGATGAGCACAAATAATACAAATAATTGATCAAATAATGGGGAGTCGGAAGACTACAAACCAAATAGAGAGAATTAATGAGAGAACTTCACAACAACGTTGTGACGCACCTTTATTAGTTATTCTTCCACTCCTCACAGAAGCAAAGAGGTATATGGGTGGTTGTCCTGGTGAACATTTTTGTGAACCAGTGGATTACTATGACCAAAACAAAAAACAATATGTATCAAAAACACAAGCATTGTTATCTCTATTGACAGAGGGGAAGAGTATTGTAACAACACATGCACTATTCTCTCTATTCACACCAGAGATAAAAGCTGAGATTAAAAAACAAAACTATGAAGTGATTATAGATGAAGAAGTGACAACATTCAAGCCACTCAAAATATCAAGACAACAAAAAAGAGAGCTAAAGAAGCTTGAATATCTTGAGATTGATCCTATAACAAAACAAGTTAGATGGGTTGGGCCAGAGGATGATGAAGAGATTGGTACAAATGAGTATAGAATGTTTAAGAAGGAGATACTTAGTGGTAATGCTTTTGCTTTAGATAATGAATCAATATTTATAATACAAATACCTGCTGATTTCTTTAAGATTGTGGATAACTATGTTATCCTGACATATTTGTTTGAGTGTAGTGATTTATGTGCTTACTTCCATCTTAATAATATAAAATATACTATAAACAAACAAAACAACGATGAAGTTAAGAAGATCAAAAAGAAAATATCATCTTTAGTTGAGATTATTGATTCACCAAAAGCGATACAGAAAATATCAAAGAATAGGAGGACACACTTCTCAAATAACTGGTGGGTGAGTCGGAAACCAAGCGAACTAAAAAAGATAAGAGATAATGTTGGTGATTACTTGAAAAGGAGGAGGTGTACAAAAGAAGAACTATTATATGCTTGTCCAAAAGAAATTTCTACATCACAAGAAGATATAACAAAAAAGGGAAGACATGTGCAACTGAGAGGTTATAAAGATTGTTGGATACCATTTAACAGTAAAGCTACAAATGAATATAGCAACAAAAGTGTTATTATTTATATGCAGAATGTCTATCCTAATGTGAATATTGACAAATATCTTAAAGAGAAGGGGGAGTTAAAAACAAAAGAAATAGAAGATGAGAGAAGTCTTTCTGTCATGCTTCAGTGCATATGGAGAACAAGAATTAGAAAAGGTCAGAAGATACAAGTGATGTTCTTTAGTGATAGAATGAGGGAGATGTTTGAGAGGTGGGTGAACAATTAATTGTTTAGCTTTCATAGATTCTTAATCTATGAAAAAATTGTAGAGTATCTACAAAACTTACAGGCGTTTTTAAGAAACTAAAAACACAACCTTGGAGATCCTTTATTGACAAGGGTTTCCGAGGTTACCTTTTTATGTTTCTATAGTAAATAAACATTAAAATTATATATATATATACATAGATATATAAGTGTTTTTATGGGTTATCTATAATATAAATATCAAGGTTTGTCTTACTTTTAAAAAGTAAGAGTATCTTTAAAAAGAGTTTCTTTTAATAAAAAGAAAGTAAAAGAAAAAACTTCTTTTAAATAAAACTATTATAAAATTATAATAATATATTATTATCACTATTTTCTTTATGTGTGTGTTGTATTTGTGATTACAAATATCAAGTGAGGTATAATAGAGAGAACCTCGCAGAATATTTAATAGGTACTTAACATAGTGATCGGTCTAACCCGCACCATCTCCCCCTAAATATCTCCCTGTTTGATTATAAAATATCCTACATTTTTTGTCAATGAAAATCTTTTTTAGTTTTATTTTTGTATTAATTGTGTGATAATAAATGTGATTCATTTTATAATTGAATGTCATTCATTCTAATAGATAAAAGAAAACACCTACCAATTAAATTAATAACCAGTAGGTGCTTGTTAGATGATATTATGTGCGACTTCAGTCAAGCAGTCTTTATTAGAACTTCTTTACTCTTGCCAGCGCTTCTCTTAGTTCCCGTTCACTAACGATCTCGGAGCAGGTGTTAGCTGCAAAACCGAATAGAAACATACCAAGAAGTGCAAGAGGGATAACACCAGCACTAAAGTTAAATGTGATACCTACCGGGATAGAAGCTATGCTAATGATTGTGAGAAGTATGAAGAGAGTTTTCAAGGTTTTCATGATTAAGTTAGTCATCTTGTTTTATTCCTTTCTCCTTTTAAAAAATTAAATTTATTGTTGTTGTTTTTCTAAGTCGAAGTCCGAATGTTTTATTCTGGTTATTAGTTACACTGAACTTTATCATCTTTGCCGTTTCTTTGATAATTTCATTGATTTTAAGTTCGTCGCCTTTGTAGTCATTGTATTCAAAAGTATCCCCTGCTTTAAGATCAGTAACGAGAGTATCGCCTACAAGACCTGCTGCTGTCACATGTGATAGTGTGAGTTTTTTTTGTTTTTGTTTTGAACTTAAGCATTTTGTGATCACCTATATTATTTGTTTTTCTCAAACTCAATATGAAAATACTACTCCTATTCTCTGTAGATGTCAAATGATTTTATTAATAAAACATAAATAAAAATGGATAACACCCCAGAGTATTGAGATGCTATCCGTTCAGTTTAATGTTGTTAATTAATCCTGCATAAGTGCAGCACCTAATGTAAATGGTACGATTGCTGTCAGCCATCCAGCGAATGAACTAAACATAACCTTAGCCACTCCACAAGCTACGATCATCGAATCAAGCTGTTCTGCCCTAACTTGCTCTATAACGTCAACAATACCACCGATAAAACAAACCCATACACCTGTATACAATCCAAGACATACACCGAATGCACATAGAATAAAACCTAAAGCTTTCATTTTGTAACTCCTTTTTCACTATTAATTAATCTTGTTCGAGAGTGATACTACCATGGAAGTCTTTAAATCTATACATACTCCACTCTTCCTCATAATCGTTGATCTCCCAATCTTGATATACTTCATCGTCTTCATTGTCAGGTGATAGTACATAACCCTTCCCCTCACTAACCATATAAACTATTAATGATGGAGTATCAATACACTGCATAAGCTTAGGAAATTGATTCTCTTTGTGTTCTACCTTACTATTCACTATTGATTTAATCATTGTTATTTTCTCCTTTATTAATTATTTAATTTACTATTTCAACCACAATAGTATCAATAGAATCGCCGTTACTCCAATAAGCGCCTACGTTAACATCAACTACATACCCATTAAGTAGTTTGATAACTTGCCTCCCTATATAGTGTTTATGATATTTACTGCTTATAACCACACCTTTATCACCTGCCTCCATCTCTGCAAATGATGCAATCTTGCGTTCAACTATAGGTTGTGGCAAATTCCCACTATCAACAACCACTTTCTTGAGGAACATGCTTGTTGGTCTACTAATCTTCCTATATTCCCCATCGACTTCAAGGGGCAAGGTCATTTGTCTGCCTTTATCAAATACAGAGTAAACTGTATATTTATTGTCAGGATTTATTTTGCTAATAACCTCATCCCCTACCTTAATGTTATCCGGTGTGCATTGTACCCACCTTACTATGGGCTGTTCAACATGTTTGATGAAATAACAATCATCTACGTCGCAATCAAAACCAGAGATAACCTCTATAGCTTTACTCCCACACGAACTATAGCCCGCCTCGAACATGCAATCCTTGCAATCACCACCTTTAATAACATCAACCAAGCCAAGATGATCACCTAAGTTGATAGTACGTAACACCTGTAGTTTGTCTCCGTCATGCTCAACCTTTCTATAACCTTCATCAACATTCGCTTTACACTTACCGGTGTTCATTACCTTACAAAACCCCCCTCCTTCAGGGTAAAAATAACAACCACAACAATGCAAACCTTTCATAAGTTCATAATCATTTAAATTAATTTCCATTTGTTTACTCCCATCTCTTATTGTCTGTTAAAATAAATATACTCATCTATACCAAAGATTAACATAACCCACAGAATACTCCCAACTAAAACTGGCAGGAAGATTGCAAATTTATGTTTAAACAGTAAAGCTACAGATATACCTATCGTTAGTGTTAAAATCACTTGAATTGATCTTAATATAAAAGTTCTCATTTGTTTTCTTAATCCTCCATCTTTTCCAAATCTTTAATAAAATCTTCCCACTCTTTAATGAAGAAATAAGCAGTACCTCTCCCTATGTCTGTTTTATATGTATCTTTAATTTTCCTCTCCATCTGGTCAATTTTCAACTGGTATTTGATAATAAGGTCATTCTTTTCCATTTGTTTATTCTCCTTTTCTTTTTCTTTCTTTATTGTAGTTAATGTTTCAATTGATTATGTGTATTAATAACATGTGCATAATTTGTTGTCAAGTGTTATTGTGAATAACATTTACAAATTTTAAATTAATTTAATATGAACAATAGTTCATATATTCGTGTTCCACGTCCCCACGTGTTCCACGTGAAACATTTCAAACAGTGTTTGAATTTTTAGATAATGAAATTGATCTAACCCACTCCTCATTCTCGTTCACTACGTTCTCTCCTCGTCGGGGCCAAATTTTATATTCATCTTCTTTTATTTATCAATGCTTTCTTAGATAATATTATCTAAGTCAGATAATATTATCCGAGCAAACTATAATAGTGCGCAAATACTTATATGCTCGGATAATGAATGTTTATATTATATAGGCAAACAAACATGTTGTTATTCATCAACTACAACCTGTAGTTGTGAAAACACATACATAGCGCGCACAATAACTGTTTGCCTTTTTATAATGGTTTAATATTGAGAAGATTTTTTTATTTAAATTTTATTTAAACCAACATACAACAAAACACCTAACAACTCCTATAATAAAGAGTTATCAAGTGTTTTATTGTTATTTGTTACTACAGTTTAAATAAGGTTTTTAGGCAGTTATTTATTAATAACCAAAATGTAACACTTTTATATTAACATCGTCTTCATACCCCCACACCCCAAACTCTTTTTGTACTTTAATAACTCTAAGAAACTCAATAACAGGAGGGATTCGTCTATATCTTTCTTTATCTTTTCCTAAAGCTTTTATAACATCATCTAAAGGTAGTTCTTTTAACTTCTCTCCATATTTGTCTATTGTTATTTCAGTATCCCCATCATCTGCATATAAACACAAATCATCTACATCTTTTGACATCCCAATAAGTCTATGAAAAGCTCCTGTATAATCTATTTTACCAATCTGAAATTTTGCAATTTCACTAAAATAATCATCTCCGTTCCTAACCACACCTACATATATTCTACTTTCATAACTCATTTTATTTACTCTCCTCCTTCTTCATTTTTTAAAATCCCCCTTTTCCAATGGATATTTGGGTGATTTTTAAAATAAATCTGTTGCTTTTTATTAATCAATTCGTTCAACATTTTCTTTGTATCTTCATCTTGGATATTAAGGCAATGGTAGATAGTAGGCTGCTCAATTTCAAAACTAATTTCTTCTTTTGTATCTCTCCTTCCATCATCAAAATAGCAAACAAAACCACGCTTACTGATAAATGTAAATGTCATCCCTGTAATGTCTTCCTTGTCAAGAAAATCTAAAGCTTTAATTCTATCTTCTTTACTATCCGCATGTAATGTAATTGTTGTTTTCATTTTATTTATTCTCTTTGTTTGTTGGTTGTTTTTCATCCCCCCCCCTTAACTTAAAGACACCTTACCAAGTCGAATTAACCTTGTCAACAACTATTTTACATTATTTATAAATTCATTATATTTTTTTATAGATATCTTGATATCTCCCTTCCCTCGTCTCGTATTCCAATGTGTTTTCCACAGTTTAGCAATAGTGTGTGTCTCACTCTCCTCTATATAATCAGAACCAATCATACTGGCATCAATCAATCGTTGATACTGATAGAATGCTATACAGGTCTGGTACTCAAAATTATCTCTAAGGTTTGCTTTTTCACTCTTATTTTTATCGAATGATGAAAGAGTTATCTTCTCATATTGTTTATTATATCGGAAATAGTGTGTATATATGTCATCATGGGTTGAGGGTTCAATCTGATAATAACCACTTCCTGGTCCACCTGATAGTTGATCTAAATGTCTCCCACCATTAGACTCAACTACACAAGTGAAGAATAGTAATTTACCATAAAACTCTTGTTTTGTTGTCTCGTTATCTGGTATTAGTTTATATTTATTAAACACCTCAATGACTCTATTATAGATAGGTTGTTTACGTAGTAGGCATAATTCTCCATAACCCTCTGTCAAGCCGCGATATTTTTCAACTTGTTGTTTTAGAGAGATAATTTCATTATGCTTCTTTGCAATTTCAAACTGAGATTCATCAATTTCTTTTTGCTTCTCTTCCACCTCTTGTTCCAGTTTTGTCCTCTCCTTATTAGCAAACCACTCGTTGGTCCAGGCAGATACTAAGTTGTACCCAATGAATATAAAAGTAAAGACAACTATCATGGTTTGCCAAGGTTTTAACTGTTTCTTTATCTTTGCCATATCAATATCCCAAAATTGCTTGTCTGTCTTTCATTAATTTAATTGCCTTTTCACTCATAAACCTTGGATAATCAAAAGTGATATTGCGTCTCTCCCAAGTCAATTTAATTTTGTCAGTCTTGCACCATTTCTGTATCATAAACTTTTTATAGTCACGAATTACTTTTTCTTGTGACTCTGTGAAGTACTGCTTCTTACCATCAATAGATTTACAAAATGGTGTGCAGTTAGGCAGGGGTGATAGTTTATCATATGGATGATAACATATAAAATCTGAAGGAAAATAGGGTGAATTGAAAATCTTCATTGATGCATGTTGTTTTTGTGTTCTTAGATAATAAAGATCTGCGAGCGCTTTCGTATGTGCAACAAGCCAAGCAAAATTATAGTTGTTCTTCCTTATCCATATATTACAAGGGACATCAATATAACAAGGAACATACAGCCCTGTTTCTTCTTTGTATTGTTGTTTGTTCTCCTTATTTGCCTTTATCCATGATAGTGGGTATCTTGACTGTAGCTTATCGATGCACATATACAGCCGGGTGCCAATCATTTGGCAAGATTCAACTATCATTTTGTTGCCTCGCACATCATCAATATTGTAAGCAGATATGACAGGAGAGGGATTTGTTATAAAGATGTTCATAATTCACCTTCTAATTTTTAAATCTGATAAATATTATTACAATCTTCGGGTAGTTCATCACCATTGAAGTAAGCACAAAGGCAATCTTGACATAAACACAATTCATAATAATCATAATTATTTTCTGGATAGAAAAGTTGATCTTTTGTTCTGGCCCTGTAGGAGATAACAATATCACCTAACCCATTATTACAGTTATCACAACCAAAATGATTAAATTCTGGTTCGTTGCCAATTTCCTCTAAAGCCCAAATCTGCTTGCCATTGATTTTCATTTTTTCCTCCTTTATAATAAATAGTTTTTAGACATAGCATATTTATCTATACTAACACTATGCCCACGTTTTGCAAGTTCTAATTTCATTTTTTGATTGAAATGTTATTGGTTGATATCCAAGTCTTAATTTGCTATGCTTGGTTATAATTCAACCAGCCATCCGTTGTATACTTCATATTTTCAGTTTCAAAAACAACACGATAGAATTTATTCCTCAATGTCTCAGCACACTTAATCACTTCAATATTTTTCATTACTTTAGCCCTTGCTCTTAGTAGAATAGTATTAATCTTCAAACTCAATTGTGAATATAGCTACAGGCATTTCTTCATCTTCATCATATTCTCCGCTATCCAAGTCAGAATTATAGTGAAAAATATTATTTCCATTACCTTTATTTTTTACATAGTTCTCCATCTCTCCTATTTGTTCTGTTATAGCTGTCCAAACATCTTCGGGATTACAACCGTGTTGACTCGCTGTAAACTCTACATGATCCCACACTAAATTTATCTCATCCCTTAATAGTTCGATAACTTCACTGACTGTTGTTTTATTGTTGATATAGACATTAATCCATACTCCACTCGTTCCATGAAAATAATCAGTTAACATAACACCATGTCCTACAATTTCGATTGTCTTTTTCATTTTAAGAATCTCCAAACTTATTAATTGATTTCGTACTTGAAACACCAGTAATTAATTGCTATATGGATAAATGCTACACATATACCGATAAACATTGTTGCTGTCATGTTTACTCTCTTGTAAATTTTCTTTCTATGACATTGTTTGTTAATGTATTCTGGTAGACATGTAGCATTTTATTATTCACTTGTCAACTATTATTTTAGCAAACTTTTAAAAAGCCCCCTAATAAGGAATTGATGGCGGTCTCCACCCTTCACCTCTTGCCTCCATATTATCCTCAACTCTAACCGGGCGATACCACGTAATAGATTTACCCTTACCTGCTTTGCAATGTTTTTCCATGACAATCCAACCGTTGCCTTCTTCTAAAGAATAACCTTTAGCGACTGATTTAACAGCTTCTTTATTTTTATATACACCAGGTGTGCAACCAAACATTACTTCATCTCCTTCTTCTTTTAACAATTAATTATAATAATCTTTATCATAGACTTTTGTCGTCTCATCTGACAGAATACTATCATCTTCTAACCAAAAAGAGTCGTTTGTCAAAGGTTCTTGTCTATCCTGACCATAAATGTCATCCAGTAAATCACTTATGAAATTATCTACAACATTGTTCATTTTATTTATCCCTTCCTCCCTTTAGAATGTAACTGTCTTACCTCTTCCTTTGACCATCTTCAAGGTTTTAAGATTAATCGAGCGATACCCTTTAGCCTGTGTGTCATAGACAGTCACAAGTGATTTGATATGCTTTGTAGTTGACTGTCCACCTCTAAGATGTTTCACAACCCCCTTCCGGCAAACCATCTTTCTTTCACTTCCATCTTTCTTAGTAAAGATAACGGAGAAGATTCTGCCACCTCTTGAAACAGATTCAATTGTTTGCTGTTTCTTTATGATTCGTCTACCATTCTTACCTAATGATTTTACCTGCTGTGTTCTTTTTGACATTGTTTTATTCTCCTGTTCTACTTGTGTGTTGTAATAGTATAAACTTTTTCATTAGTCGTTTCAAGCACATACTTGAGAGAGTAACCAAGACGATTAAAAACCTCCATCATCGAATTAAAACCACAACCACCGTCAAGAAAACCCCCTTCAGAACAGTTTTTGCTCCATTGTGTTTGCCGTTTTCTGGTTTTCTCATTGAAAAAGGAGAATCCGTATAAATCCTTGGCGCTTTTTCTTTTCAACTCCTCATGAAATAACGTCTCAATAAACTGCCCAAAAGATGTTCCAGCAAGATCATAACCACCACCCATGCAAAACCCTACTTTCCCACCATTAAACCAACATCCACAAGTTGTATAACCTTGTGTCTCATACCCCCTTGATACCCCATATTTAAAAGAAAGTGTCATCCCTTCAATGTTTTTGTAGTCTCTGTTTTTCATTTTAATAATCTCCGTTTTTGTGTTAGTGAATGTTTCGTTCAATGTTTATGTTATAGCAATATGAATTTAATGTGTCAAGAATTATTTTCAAGGGGTTCTAATTTATTTTTGTCTCCGTCTTCTTATTGTTTTTTTATTCACACGCACCTCCTCTACAACCCCATTTTCACTTGATTTAAAAGTAGATTCTTTTTTCAGATACAACCCTCTTCTTTCTTCTTCTAACTCTTTTATTTCAAGTGTTAGGCGCTTTATTTCAGGTTGTTGTTTAAGCGTGTTATGTTTAAGCAGAATGTCAAGTTTCTTCTGCTTGATTGCAATACGTTTTTCAATTGCAGATCGTTCATTTGATCGGTTGATAAATTTATCATCGTTTTTATTTTTCATTTTAATATTTTCCTTTTGTTAGTTCTTTGTTTAATTCTTCGCAAACATTTTCCACATTGCAAGTTGCCCAACAAAACCCAAATTCAGTATCAAAAACACCAGGACCATTTAAATTATCATCATAATCTATATAAAACGATCCACCTTTTTCTTTAATTGACCTAATACTTGGTTTATAACCTTTTTCTCTGCCCATTTTAATATTCTCCTTTTATTAATTCACAATGCTGTTTATATTCTCTTTCTATATCATCGAGAATGTAAGCGTCCTCATCATCAATCAGGATTTCCGAATTTGTTTTGCTATCCAGGATAGCAAGGATTTCAAAGTATTCGGGTATTTGACAGTATTTTCCTTTATCTATCCATGACTCACTTGGTAAATAGCCGTAAACTATTGTTATGTGCTTTCCAAATGTTTCAGAATAAAATGGTATTGATTCATTTGACATTTTAAATCTCCTTAATTTCTGTAACCGTCCATAACGTATCTGGAACATTTGACATTTGCAGACATAAACCAATTTTAGCAAATGGGAGTAATATATAATGAGTTGCTGGCATTAATGTTAAGAAGGCAGAGCATCTTCCCCTAATAGGCTTTATCACACACCGTTTAGGTGAAAACTCCTCCTTGCAAGGAAATGTATAGCTAACTGTGCAGGACATTTTACTCTCCCTTTTACAACCACCATTTATTTTCTATAGTATTATATTCTTGTTGGCATTTAAAGACAAAATCTAAAACCGCTTGTGAATTAATGTTGAGATCTTCTCGTTTGCAAATCCCGCCAACATAATCCTCACCTTGCCAATCTGCTATAAAATCCATTGCCATATAAACAGCGTCCCGGATATCTTTTCTCACTTCTTGACATAACATTTTATTTATTTCTCCTTAATAACTATCATTTTGCTGCCATCTTCTTGTAAATCAATATGAATAATCCTCACAGAGGTGTTCAATAGGTTACTGTAAATGTATTCAGCATCATAGTAGTTCATCCCTTGATACACAATTTCCCAAGTACTTGTTATATGTTTCAACCTTTGTGTAAAGTACATTTTTATACCCTATTTTTTGTGCAATCCAATGAAGTATATCTTGGAGATTCTCAATTGTTGTCTCACATACTGTTTCACAATCAAGATTCCCGGATATACAAGCTCTTTCCTTCTCTTCCAAAAGATCTGTAATCATAAGATTTATTTTTAAGCTTATCTCTTTCATTTTATTTATCTCTTTTCTATCAACCTGGTTTCTATTTCTTCTATGATATCCTCAAGCTGTGATATCCTTCCTCGCTCAATACCATTCTCCCATTCCGAATAACCACCATATTGATCATCAGATTCTAACCTTTTCAATTCACACTTACAAAACTCTAACAAATCTTTCATTTTATCACATCCTTTTTCAATTAGGCAAAAACCAAGTGTTTATTTTCATCTTTAACAAAAACCTTACCACCTGTCAATCTTGTTTTCTCAGTATTACCACAGTTACTAATTGTTACTGATAAAGATGATTTTTTCATCTCTGGATATCGCAGCATGGTGGCTGCAAGGAGTTGTTTCCTTGTCATATTTCCGGCAGAGATACAATTCTCAATAAAAGGGATAAGTTCCCCGTTCTTCTCAGGTCTACCACGACGTTTCTTGACTGTTTGTTTTGTTGCGGATCTTTCATATACGATAGTTTTGTTTGTTGTTTCCTGGGCTTGCTTCAGGACTTCCTTCTGCCAAATTTTCTCTACTGTTCCGTGATACTTGGCAAGTTTCAGGCAATGTTTCCAGGAGACAGACAGCACTTTGCAATTCCAATGATTAGCAGCGCGTCTGCGAATTTCCCACGTTCTTCTATTTAATTCACCTGTAATCAACATTTTGTGTTCCTTTTTATTATCTGTTATTGTTAAGCACCCCATTAATTTAATTAGACATTAACAAGGTGATTTATGTTTGTCAATGGTTATTTTTTAATTTTAAAGATTAAATTTTCGCAATCCAGAATCCCTATCTCTTCAAGTGTTTTGTAATTACAAGCACCTTCAAACACACAACCTGTACAAGCCCTTGATCCAGTTTCAACTGCAATTATAGTTACTTCTTCGCCAGCTTTCAACTCTTTGATTTTCTTTTCCATTTGTTTAATTTCCTCTTTCACTCTTACAATTAATAATTAACTCCAACCAATGTTTATGTTATAGCAAGGTGGTTTTAAGGTGTCAAGAATTATTTCATATAAAATAAAATTAATTTCAGTATCTATATATGTATCTATACATAATCAAATAGCTTGACAAATACCCCACCTTATTATATATAGATCTGACAATTTGTCATAAAACTAAAGAGGTCGAGCTACCAAGCCAAGACACTTCTTATAAAAGGTTCAAATGTTAATATCGATTAATGTTTGAGCCTTTTTGTTTTTGTAAAAAGAGTTTTTAAATTAATTATATTCAGTAACTGAACAACATTCATTTCTGCCACCCCGCCTGGCAAACCAACTTTGGTCTATTTTTTCACAACCAACTTTGGTCTATTTTTCTATAAAGAAATTGCAATTTCACTTGAAGATCCATCCTATGTTGTCTTTTTAAAAAATTCACAAATCAAAAAGTAATTTTGGTCTAAATTTTTGAAACCGTTTCAGAATAAGTTTGGAATAAAAATTTCAAATCACTTTTACAAATAAAAATCCCCCACACCTACAAATTAATGTAAGTATGGGGGGTAAATATTACAATGTTATAACATTATACTATCAGAGTGTTATAACAGTAAATTGTGTACTTTTTTCTTTAGTCTTTTTATTTGGCCCGATATTATCTGAAAGTTTCCTTTTTCTTTCCTCATCCAATCTTTTTAGTTTATTAGAAAATTTAATAACCTTCCTAATATCCTCTTTACTAAAGATGTGTAACCAATATGGATGCTCATAATTAGCAGAAGGCTCTGTTACAAACTTCCCAGTCAGATTATTATAAGATACTGTATAACTATTCTCTATAGAGAATTTACCTATATCTTCTCTACATTCATTATAAAAGTTCTTGGACATACCAAACAAACAATTATTCTTTCCAATTACCAGGAACGATAGTTTCTGATCTTCAATTGCATCATCTACAACTCTTTCAAAGCTAAAGTTGTTTGTTCTGAAAGTATATTTGCTAAGAATCATTGTATCTTTTTCTTTTTCCTTCCCCCCCTATCTTTTCTTTTTCCTCAATCCTTTTTATAAGAGATGGGTATATATAATAACAATGCTTATCTATTCCAGCTCCTTTACAGCTGTGCATTGAGGCATCAGTCATTTCAAACTCAACGCCTATCATAGGGGGTAATTCCTCTGAATCCGCAACAACAACCCCTTTAGCGGTTACAAAATTAATGAGATCTTGTTCACCATTCACAATCACCCTATCACCAACCTTAAATTCATTGCTCATTTTAAATTCATCCTTTTTGTTTATATCATATGTTTGATTTAACACTAAGAAGATCATCACCAAACTTTGAATCAATTTTTACAATTGATTCGGGAATCAGATCAAATATTAGATCAAGATTTTTAACTTCGTGGAAACTTACAAAGTAAACACCCTTTTCTTTAATCTTATTATCATTGTTTGTAACAATAGCACCAACCTCAACTCTTATATATTTCAAATCCCGGTATTCAAAATTATTAATACTCACGATTTGAAACCCCCCATCTATCTGTTCACCAAACAACAACTCAGATGCCACTTTAACTCTATCTCTAATCACTTTATAAGCCAAACCATTTCTATCAAATTTAGATATATCACATGTTGACTCTGAATAGCAGTTAAAACAACAACTAAAATATATCAACAAACTTAGAAATGTAATAAATAATTTTTTCATTTCAAATCCTCAACAATCTCTACATGTTCAATATTTATTTTCTTATTGATACCATTTTTATCGAGTGATATAGAGTAACTCCCTGTTTCTTGGATTCCATTTATATTTTCAGTGTATTTACCACAAACATTCACCGTGGGTATTCCAAGACAAAACCTAATACAAATTGCAATCAAAACCCACACAAATAAAGATTCAATGATATCAAGAATATTGTTAAATATTACAGCACACTTTACAAATTTACTTTCCATTTTATTCCTTTTTCCTTTTATTATTATGTAAATCGTTTCTTCATAATATCATTAGGTTTCTCTAATGATATCTGTCTCATCCATCTAACTTGATTATCTCCATTCTCTTCATAAAATTTAATATCATTTGCAATTTCAAGTAGTTTATCAACTGAGATTGTATTAACATCTGGTATTGTATACATTGTTTCACTTGTTGAAAAGAATCTAATATCTGGATTAATATACAAAATACGTTTTGTCATTACATCATGTTTATGACCTTGTAGTTTAGCTACAACTCTACCATTTATAACACCAATTACTTCCTCAACAATTTCAACTCTTTTGTAATTCATCTATTTTATTTACCTTTTATGTGTTTTTATTAACACACCTCATAAGTTAATACAAGGTGTGTATCTTTAATTATTTCAAGTGCTTATCAGAAGGGAATTTCCCTGTCATCAATAGGTTGGTTATCTTGACCACTTACGTTCTCAGGATTATTTTCGCTATCGCCTCTATCATAATCTTGATTATAATCATTTTGATTATAATCACCATCCAAATAGCTATTCAATTCACTTACAACACTTGTCAAAAGATATTCAGCAATTTTAATAATCTCTTTTGAATCACTTGTCATACAACAAGCTTCTTTCACCACCATACCAATAGTAGCGCCATTTTCATCAGGATACTTCTCTTGAAGAGTTTTGTTAGCTTTAAAAATCTCTCCAGCAACCCCTTTTACACTATCGAATGTTACCACATTGACATTATGCTGAAGAACTTCCATAGCTCCATTAAAAGCATTACCCTTCATCATACCAATAGGATCAAACTTTGGTTTATTAGCTGACTGTGTGTTCGAATCGGCATTACTATTAGCTTCATTCTGTTTATAAATGAATGGGTTTTCTGGAGGTGCCCCATTCTCCTCCATATCAAATGTTTTCCACCTGATATTTGGATTATAGTCACCGTTTAGTTTAGCTTTAAACACAACCTTAGCACCTTCATAAATATTTTCCCACTCATCATCTACTTGCTTTCTAAGAATACAAGGATCTCCTGGCCTAATTTTAACGGCACCGCCGCCATACCACTTATCATCATCCATCTGAATGTTTAGTTTATGTGTTTTTCCATCATAGATCTTAACCTGATTTCCAGCATTTGGTCCAGTCCTTGGTGTGATAATTCTATCAAGTTCTTCCTGAGTGAGTTCCTTCATGTAAACTCGTTTTAGTGTTCCTCTAACTTTAATAATATCCTTCGCCATAAAATATTCTCCTTTTTGTTACTTTATTTATTTGTTTATTATTATAACTTAGTATTAGAACTTAATTTCATTTTTATAGAGGATCTCTTCAAGTGCATCAACTTCATCATTAAATTCTCTTGTACATTTAAATGAGTAATTTCCATATTCATTTACTTCTCTATTAATCAGTATAAATCTTGCATATAAACTTTTCAAGTCTTCTTCATTATCGATTTTAATTTTAAAATAAAATGGTTTAAAAGGCTTTTTGCATTTCTTAATAAAACCTTTTTCAACTAACCAATCAATATTCCTTTCTACACATTCAAAATCTTTAATATCCTCCCATTCCTGAAAGTAATCTGTCTTAGCGTTTCCGGCTTCAAACAACTCAAGCATTGCTTTATTCTGTTCTGATTCACAAGGATTCCTTTTGAGAATCATTTCAAAATTGAATGGTTTAATTACCTCATAATTAACTTTTTTCATATCCACCTCCTTCTCCTCTTTCTTCCCCATCTTATTGTTTTCAATCTCATTAAATTTAATTTTGTCAAACTCTATGACTCTCCACCCATTATCTTTGTAAAACCCTATAGGACTGTACTCTCCATGGTTTGAATAACAAGTTTCTTCAAAGTATAATTCAAAATTATTATCTACCCTTAGATAACTATAACCCGTACACCAAGTCAAACCTTGATCATGCATCCAAGCACAAAAAGCTTTTGCTTTTGCTTCTGTCTTACAATGTACAGCAACTTTATTGTTTTTGTCAAGGAATTCTTTTTTAAATTCATTCTCATTCATAAGTAGGATGAAATGTTCATCAAACCACATATTTCCAGGTTTTCCAACCTGATGACACCCCGTACCGGAGCAATCATTAATATAAAGCTCACCATCTTCCCCCTGACCAGAAATTTCATACTCCTCCCCAACCTTATCCCAAGTCTCATAATGCATAATGTTATCATCTGGTCTGTGGATGACATCTTTAATACACCTAACAAATCTGTTGTTTGTTGAATTTACAAATTTACTTTTCATTTTATTTATCTCCTTTTTATTAATTGTTGTCTATCATCAGCTTGTGAATCAAATGATGATTTTAATCCTGTCAAAACTTCATTAGCTATGTGTTTCTGTTCTTTAATCCTCTCATCTTTAAACATTTTGATTTGCTCCTTTGAATATTGAATCGTAATAAAATCCTTAAGTATGTACATTTTATTTTCCCTTGTTTTTGTATTGTTGTTTCAATCAATGATTATGTTATATAAAATCTAATGTTGTTTGTCAACTATTATTTCACATATTATGATAATTATATTATAACTCCTTATTTTTATTACGTATTACTAATGACATTCTCTCCATGAGGGGCCACAAAGATACTCTGCTCTAAACTCTACGTTTGTTTTAAAGAATTTTCCAGCAGCTAAAAACCCCTGATCTAATAAGTGACCGACAGGGGCGTAATACTGAACCCACATATTAGATACTTCATCTAACTTAGGTTTTGAGTATCTGAGATTGTCCCTAATTTGTTCCGGTTTCTCTTCAAATGTAAATATCTGAATTTCTTTGTTACTCTCATAAAACTGACTCTCGTCATGGAACTCCCCCCACCTCTGAACATCCAGTCCTTCTTCTTGTATTTTATTAGCCACAAAACACTGTGCAAAATCCAATATAAGAGCGCCTGCATGTTGAAATAGGCTGTTCATGAGAGAATGCTTACTTCTTGTGTAAACTTTTCTACCATCTAAACCCATAACATACTTCTTACCTGTCCTCTCCCAATACTTTTCTATATTCTCTTTAACAGCTAATAATCCTGGGTTGTTCTGCCAAAGGGCATCAATTATCTTTTGTCCTCTACTTTCAGACACACTCGTCATCACTGATATCTTTTTAGATTGTGCTCCATACAGACAGGCGTACGTTATGTTCTTCCCATCATCCCTATTGATCTCCCTTCCAGCAACAACAGAATAATTTAATGCATTATTATCATGAAAAGTTCCATC